TGGAAAGTCACTCAGGGGGGTCATATTCTTCCGCAATCAAATGACTCTTATGATATAGGTTCTGCAGAATATAAAGTCAGAGATCTATATGTGTCAGACTCATCTCTTTGGGTAGGTGACAATCACAAGATTACAATTGACACATCTGGCAAAATGAAGTTCAGAAAGAGAAAGACGAATTCAGTCCCGGCTGCAGTCATTGCCGCTGGAGGAAATTCTGGTAATGCCCTCGCTCATTCCGGAAAAGGCGCTTTGAGTGACATGAAGCTGAAACACTGGAAGGCATACATGCAAACCCTGGCGGGCCAGGGGGGGGCTCAAATAAATGATATTTTTAGACAGGATACAGAAGACTACGAAGAAGACATTTCGGTCGGCAGTGAACTGTCTTTCGGAATTCCAGTGGAAAATTATGGAGAAATCGGCGGCGGCGATGATAAAGCTGCATTTATTGCGGCATTTAATTCGGGAGATAAAATAGAACTAGTGGCGGGAAAAACTTACAATCTTGCCGGATGGAGTGAGTACTCTACAGTGCAATCATTGAGATTAAACGGAAATGGTGCAACGATTTCAGTGTCTGAGCATTTCATAAGAGCCTTGCATTCTGTTGAAATAACAAATTGCAAATTTGTTGGGGACGACACGCTTGCCAAAACTGTAGTAAGAAATTTATTGAGTGACACCAGCAGTGATTCTGACCTAATGCTGGACTTTATAAATAATACATGCAATTATATAAATCCAGTATATATCGAGCGACCATTTGAAAGGGTTAGGATAGAGCGAAATATTATAAAGAATAACAAAGGTGTCTCTATTCGTCTTGGAACAAATAATAGGTCCTCTCAGGACTTGTGGAAGAATATGTATATTCAAGATAATATTATTGATGGCGTAAGCGCCGCGCTTGGACACACCAGCGATATAGGAATACTGGTCTATGGCCAACAAGCACATATTAAAAATAATATAATAAAGAATATTGATGGCCTTAGCGTGGCGACAGAGTGTCATGGAATATACACCAAGTGTAGGATGGCTATTATATCTGGAAATATAATAGAGAATATAGTTTCAGAGGCTACCACAACAGGCATAACCATAAAGGGTGTTCCTAGAGACTTGCACACAGATTTTGTAGCAGATATGCTGGCGAATTCGGGTATTCCAGTGAGTGTAGATGGGTATTCAACCCAGGTTCTGAATAATAACATTGAAGACTCGGGGAAGATGTCGGCTTTAAGAGTTTTGTGCGACGATTGTTTGGTTGCAAACAATGTTGTAAATGACCCGTGGATAGGGCTGTATCTTCACACCGGGGGGCATAATCAGTCTAGGGTTAAATTTTCTAATAACATAGTACGAGGAACTGGCAGGGATGGTGCGTTCGGAGCAAAGTTTTCTTTGTCAGGAGAGTTTATTGATTTGGTAGGTAATGACTTTTTTGACTTCGGAGGAAGCGGCGGCGGGGGGCTCAGCCTTACAACGGGGCCCGCTCTTGCTAACCCTCAAGAGCCGGTGGACGCTAAATTTGTAACCATTAGAGGCAATAAGTTTCATAATTGTTATATGGGGTCGAACATTGGGCCAAGAGACGTTGTAAACTTGTCTGTTATTGATAATCACATTTATGGAACTTCTGATTATATATTTTATTTTGGTGTAAATTCGCTTGCTCCTCAGGCTGTAGATTATGTTTATATAGCTGCAACCATTGCCGGAGGAGGGCCTGTTCCTTCTCTTAGTACGGATACGGGAAGTGGAGTACCGGGGGTTACGGCGGTAGCTAATGCGGGGGCTAATCAAGCTGTCGCCATAGGGGCCTTAGTTTCGCTAGACGGATCAGGGTCCTCAGATCTAGGCGGAGGAAGCTTGGTGTATAGTTGGACGCTAACTTCGCCGGAAGGCTCTTCGGCCTCCTTGAGCGATCCGGCTGTCGAGTCGCCCACTTTTACGCCTGATGTTGAAGGGGAGTACGTTTTAGCCCTGAGTGTTCGCGGAGCCAAGACGGCCAAGTTTAGAGACGTAGAATTTAGGGGGAATAGGCATCATGGAACACTGGGCGTTGCCGCAGTAAACTGGGGAGCAGGAAATACGCCTATAAATTATACAATCGAACAAGAGCTTAGCTTACAGACAACTGATCATTCTGATGTATTTCCCTTTGGAACTCGAATGTTAATAAATGAAGTTTTATATATAGAAACAGATATTATAGCAAAAAGCGAAAATAGCACAAATAGAGCCTGCTATAAAAAGAGAGCGGTATTATATGCTGAAGACAATGGCGGTGGTGGAGTATCCATTTCAATTGATTTGAATGAAGATATTGGAACGCCATTCGAAACTGATGAGGCATTAGATCATACAATTTATTCATCGGGAAATCAGCCAATAATCCGAATAAAGGGCCTCAACGAGGTTATGGATTGGAATGTAAAATTCAAAGCAACGTCTATAGGCAGTGGGTAAAGATTAATAAATTAATTTTAGTATTATATAGGCATGCCTCATAAAGATGCCATTGGTGCTTTAGAGTATTGGGCCTATACCAAAGGTTACTGCGTTGATTTCTCTCGCGATGGAGATGATTCCGTAGATCAAGAGTCTAAAATTATATCTATAAATACAACTCGATCATTAGAGACGCAGCTTTATACGTTACTTCATGAGTGTGGTCATATTCTTATATATGGAAGTGATAAGGTTACAAATGTTAAAGAGGTTACAGATAATTATAATGAAAAAAGCAATATGTATAGAGTATTTACTGTAATTGAAGAAGTTGAGGCTTGGAAGAGAGGCCTGTCTTTAGCTAATAGGCTGGGGATTCCAGTCGATAAAGACAAATGGAATAGAGATGTTGCAAGGGCTCTCAAGCTTTATATGCAATGGTGTTTGGATCCAAAGTTTTAATTTTCTTCACCAAAATCTATATTTGCCAATGAGTACATTAGATTTTTTTCTGCAATTAAATTCATACTTGTATTAAGATGTACTGCATCTTCACCTTTTAGTATCTTATAGATTAGTTTATTAATCCTATCTATTGTAGCTTCTTTTTTCTTTCCATCAATTTCTAATACGCATTCTATATTGATTTCCAAAAAGTATTTATCTTGTCTATTGCTCATTGACGATTAACCTTTAAGATCTACTGAGTAAAATTCTATTCATAGACATTAAATATTTTACTGTTCTATTTCGAGCTACGCAGTATTATTTTTAAAGCTTAGGAGGATTGCATGGCTAATGTTAAAGTTAAGGTAGAGTTGTTAGATGAAAAAGCACAAGTCCCATCAAGGGCGCACAATACAGATACGGGATATGATCTGACGTTTATTGGTGTAGAAAAGATTGTTGGAGACGTTATTTTATTTAATACGGGCATCTCCATGCAACCTTCAAATGGTTATTATTTTGAAGTGGTACCAAGAAGCAGCATATCAAAGCTTCCGTTGTCTATGGCAAACTCGGTTGGTGTTATAGATGAATCTTATACGGGAGAAATTCTTGTACCGGTAAGAGTACACCATCAAGATATGGGCGGCGACCCTTCAAGGATTACATTCCCCAATGGCATTGTAAAGATATTTGGACTAAGGCCGCAGACCATGCCAGCCTTGGCTGACTTGATTTTAAGAAATAAGCCAAAGCTTTTTCAGGCTATTCTTAGAAAAAGAAACAACTGCAGCTTTGCAGTGCAAGAGTTGGAAGAAACAATCAGAAGCAATGGAGGCTTTGGCAGCACAGATTTATCTTTAGGCTAATAAAAAGATTATATATTGAAAGCATCAAGCTTTCTGATCTTTTCCAAAGGAGGGTGGCATGGAAAAAACCTTCATAGACGCACTAAGTCGTCTTAATGTCCAACGAGATACTAAATCCATTATGTTCCTGGAGTATATTTTAATAAAATATTTTAATAAAAATAGATTCCTTATGCCTATGAAAGAAGCAATGCCGTTTCTTGAGAGACAGGATAGAGAACAATTAGCCACGATTCTACAGGAGGCTTTTTAAGCTAGAATCATATACTTATACAAATATATACCAACGAGATTTAATAAAAACTTGTAAATTTTTATAGACAAGTATTAATCTCGTTGGTATTATTTTATGGCAAAAGGAGTTGATCATGCCACTCGTACTTATAGAGTCTCCAAATAAGATTTCTAAACTAAGAAAAATTCTTGGAAATAGCTATACCATTATGGCCTCCGTTGGTCACATTATGGATCTGTCCAAAAAGCAGATGGGTATAGACATAGAAACGTTTGAAGCAACATACAAAGTAAATACAGATAAAAAAGATATTGCGAAAGAAATAAAACGTGAAGCAAAAAATCACGAAGTTATCTATATAGCAACAGACCCGGATAGGGAGGGTGAAGCAATCGCTTTTCACTTGGCAACCTTGTTGCCAAAACGAGGAGTTAAGGTTCATCGTACAAGGTTTAACGCAATAACCAAAGAAGCTGTAAAGAAAGCTATTAAGAATCCAGAAATACTGGATGACAATCTATATAATGCACAGCAGGCTCGCAGGATAACCGACAGGCTTGTTGGCTTTAAGGTTAGCCCTGTTATGTGGAACAAGGGCCTTAGAGGCACCAGCGCTGGCAGAGTGCAGTCTGTGGCTCTTAAGGTTATCTCCGATAGAGAAAAGGAGATAAGAGCCTTTACTCCAGAGGAATATTGGGAAATAATTGTTGAAACAAATTCTGGATTTAATGTAGATTTCTGGGGAGTTAACGGCAAAGATTTTAAGATAAAGAATAAAGCTGAAGCAGATAAGATTGTTTCTGCTATGAATGGTGATAAGTTAGACCTTGTTGTTACAGAGCATACAAACAAAAAGAGGAGCAGAAAACCTGCCCCTCCCTTTATAACCTCTACACTTCAACAGGCTGCGAGCAACAGCTTCGGCTGGGGTGCAAAAAAGACTATGAGTATTGCACAAAGTTTGTTTGGTAACGGATTGATTACATATCACAGAACTGATAGCACTAGGTCTGATCCGCAAAAAATAAAAGACCTTAGAGTAAAGATAAAGAATGATCATGGTAAAAAGTATTTATCTGCAAATACTATAAATTATGGACCAAAGTCTTCATCGCAAGATGCGCACGAAGCTATCAGGCCTACTTATGACTCGCCGGTATCTGCTTTGAATTCGGATGAGAAAAAGCTTTTAAAGTTAATTGACGATAGGTTTACAGCATCTCAAATGACAGATGCACAATTTGAACAAGTCGCTGTGAAATTGAAGTATCCTGGGAAAAAGGATGCATACAACTTTAAAAAGAATGGAAGTACATTAATTTTCGACGGCTTCTTAAAGGTTTATGGAGAGACCAAGAGTGATGTCATACTTCCTGTTCTTTCGGTTGGTCAAAAATTACCATGGGATGAAGTTATTCCTTCACAACACTTTACAAAGCCTCCGCCCAGATTTTCTGATGCATCAATTGTTAAGATGTTAGAAAAAGAAGGCGTTGGAAGGCCAAGTACGTATGCTTCAATTATAGATACGTTATTAAAGAGGAAGTATGTAGAAAGACAGAAGAAATCATTAGCGGCCACTGAGATCGGAATAATGGTTTCTGATTATTTATCTGCAAATTTTCCATCCATTGTTGATACAAAGTTTACTTCTAGAATGGAGCAAAACTTAGACAAGATAGCAGATGGTCAGCTTGATTATATAGATACTCTTAAGTTATTTAATGAAGATCTAGATTCTCAAATCAATAGTGCGACAACATCGAGTCTTCCAGACGCTTTTGTTGTAGATGTTGAGTGTCCAAAGTGCTCTTCTAAAATGGTTAAAAAGATATCGAAACATGGTCCGTTCTTGGGATGTTTAGACTGGCCGAATTGTGACGGAACACTTTCAATAAGCGGAGAAGATAAGGCGAAAGAAGCGATAGAAACCGGACATAAGTGTCCAGACTGTTCAAATATTTTAATAAGGAGAGCCGGAAGAAACGGTGATTTTTACGGGTGCAAGTCATATCCTGCATGTAAGTTTACAGCAGCAATAGGCGAAAATGAAGAAGTTGTCGTAAAGAAAAAGCCGAAGGTAAAAAAGACGGGTGTAACTTGTCCGAAGTGTAAGAAGAGTGAGATGGTAGAAAGAACGGGAAAGTATGGGAAGTTTTATGGGTGCTCCGGCTTTCCAAAGTGTAGAAATATAATGAAAACTGTATAGTTTTCCTCTATTAATTATTTTATAATTTACGAACTTAAAGGTATATTATGTCTTGCAAGATAAAAGATGATGTTATAAAGATAATAGATGAGCAAATAAACCCAGGCTTAGCCTCGCATGGCGGATATGTTGAGTTAAACAGCATAGATCCATGCGGAGATAGTTGGGAGATTACGCTTGATTTTATGGGAGGGTGTCATGGATGCCCAAGCTCTCTTGGATATACTCTTAGTTCAATAGAATTTTTATTAAGAGAGGAATTACATGCACCCACACTCCTGGTTAAAAGCTCAGCAGCTTTATAGTATATTAAAAAAAGCTAAGGCAAAGGAAGAGTAATGTCTGAAGCTTTTGATAATCCAATTATAATGGAAATTCCTATGGAAATTCCTGAAAGCCTTTATCAACTAAGGGATGTAATGGCTTCTGCTGGATTTGAAATGTACATTGCTGGAGGAGCAGTAAGGGACACCATTCTTGGAAAGTCTCCAAAGGATTATGATATAGCAACAAACGCAACTCCGGAAGATGTCATTAGAATTTTAAGCCCGTACGTTAAGCGCATAGGGGTTCAGGGCGAAAAGTCATTCGCAGTAGCAAGGATGATAGCTTATGATGGAAACGAGTATGAATTTGCTCCATATCGAGTAGAGCGCGGAACCAGGATGGGTGGTGAGGCCACCCTTTCCACAAAAGAGAATCCGTTATCAATAAAAGATGACGCAATGCGTCGAGATCTCACCATAAATGCTTTGTTTTATAGAATTCCAACACGCAAAGAGAGGGAGGATGGAGTTGCGGGAGAGGTCGTTGACTATGTTGGTGGAATAGACGACATTAAGAATGAGGTTATAAGAACCGTTGGAGATCCTGATGAAAGATTCGGAGAAGATCGTTTAAGAATCCTTAGAGCCTTTAGATTTGCAGGAAGAATGGGCGGAGAGGTTGATGAAGAAACTGCTAATGCAATTAGAAGTAATAATTCACTTACAGAGAATAGTGAAGCAGCGGTTTCTGATGAAAGAATTCAGGATGAAGTAAAAAAAGGAATTAAAACATCAAAGTCTCCATCTCATTATATTAATATGTTAAAAGATTTTGATTTGTTTCCACAAATATTGCCAGGATTAAAAGTTTCTAAAGCAATATCTTCAAGCAGAAATGTTGCTGTTCAACTTGCTACGATTCTTCAAGAAAACAATAGTAGCGATGTAGCTAATGTTTTGTTTCAAAAGAAATATGGAAATGATATAAAAGATTCTGTAAAATTTCTCTTAAATTTAACTAAATTAAATGCCGAAAGTTTAATCGGACTAAAGAGAGAGTTGATACGAATGAAAAAAGCTTCAAAGACAATTATGAGCAACGAGGCAATAATGGACTTTGGAGGGGCTATAGGGCAGGACTTTAATAAGTTTATAAACTTTGCATCTGCCCCACCGGTTGTATCTGCGCGAGATCTTATAGCGGGAGGTATGAAGCCTGGGCCAGAGATGGGCGAAGCCATTAGGAGCGCTGAGGTTGATGCTTATTTTGAAAAAAATCCAGAGAATACTGAAGGAATATCTGAGGCCAGTTCTGATATAACAGAAAAATTGATTAAGCTTTCTTTAGAATTAAGCAAACTTGGAAAATTTTCTGAGACTAATTTTTTAAATAATCATATAAAAAAAGCGCATTCTTTGAATGGTGATAAAATAGAAAATCCACTAAATATACCTATTCCACCGCTTAGTGGAGAAGTGTATATTTTTGATATGGATGACACACTGTTCTGGACTCCTGAGTGGCACACTATAGTGGAGACCAACGAGGAGGGTGATGCAACCTCTGTAGACATGGACCTTCCAAATATGTTTCATAAGGCTATTTCTTTTGTGCAAAGAGCTAATGAAAATCATGTAGAATTAATCAAAAAAGATAAAAAGGGAAAAGAAATACAAGGGTTGGCAGACTCATATAGGCAAGAGGTGGGAAACCTTAGGCTTATAAAGAGGATTGTGGATTTACCTATGCTTGGAAAGGATAGGCAGGTAGTGTTTGTTCTTTCCGACGAAAGCGGAAGCCCAATAGGAATTCCGATGTTGAAAAAATATTTTTCATCAAAAAATTTGAAAGCATTTGATTTAAGGGGCAAGTATGTTCCCGAGCAAGCGGTTGTAGCTGGAGACGCTGTGTTTTATCAAAGCCCTAAAACATTGGGGACCATACCGAATGAAGAGATTTTAAACACATACAAGACTCATAGTGATAACGCCGTTATATTGACAGCAAGAGAAACAAGAGAAGGTATGGCAGAGGGTATAATGGATCGACTCACAAGCGTTGGCCTTAAGCTTCCTATATCTATATTTACAAAGCCAACCAATATTTCTAGTGGAAAATATAAGGCGCATATAATTGGACAAATTGCACAGCAAGATTCTGTAAGTTCAATAAAATTTTATGACGATAATTTGAAATATATAAATGATGTAAATAATATACTAGAAAACGTTTATGGTCCAGATCTTCATTCAAAAGTAACTATTTATAGAGTAAGCATTAGCGCTAAACCCAAAGAATCGCTTCGAGTAAAGGCGTCGAATGATAAAGTGAGTATATTAAAAAAATTAATTACAGTAGCAAACGAGTTAGATGAGAGAGGCCTTATTGAAGAGGCAGATTATTTAGATAATATGGAGATAATATGATTAAAGCATTAGAGGAATTAAAAGATAAAATAGAAAAAGAAGGTGGCTCTGCATATTTAAAGTCTGTAGAAGAAATTATAAAATATGCAAAAAAGAAAAAGAAAGCCTTATATACTGCGGCATTTTTAACACCATCTGGTAAAGAAATGTTGGAAAATTGGTGGGGAACCGTAGTTCAGAAGGAGCTTCATTCTAAGCATTTTATGCACCATATGACTATAAAGTTTAAACCATCGGAAGAAGAGGTTCTAGCTTTGCCAATAGATGGAAAGATTGTTAAGTTAAAAATTATTGGATACAATGAAGATGATCGAGGCCAGGCCGTTATGGTTGCTGGGGTAGCCTCTTCAAACAGCATTCCTCATATAACAGTGTCAACCACAGAGGAAACCAGCCCTGTTTATTCGAATGAATTACTTGGCGTGGGAATCAACGAAGTTGACGGAGTAGAGTTGGATGCGAGAATAGGGTTCTTTAATGGGAAAGAGGCCAGATACGATTTCGAAGGATCTATATATGAGGATTGATAATGAAAGAATTTTTAAAAGATGTTTTTAAATCTTTTAAAAGATTATTTACAGAACACCCTAATAGCGTTGGAGAGTCATATATAAAACATTGTGTTGTTGCAATATTTTTTAGCATATCTCTTTTGTTCGCTGGAGTAGTATGTCTTATACACGCTATATTTCCATTCCTATTTGTAGATACTGCTTCTTCAATAGCTGGATGGATTATTGATACAAATGATGAAAGGAGAAATTATTATGAGTGAAGTAAATATTGTTTTTGCACCCAGTTCTAGCCTTAGAGATGTGAGCGATGATGTTCATGAGGATGATTTGGGAGAAGAGTTAGAGGCCCACATGAAGGGTATGTTGAGTAAGATGTATGAGCTAAATGGGGTTGGGCTTGCCGGCATTCAGGTTGGAGACTCAAGAAGACTTCTTGTTGCAGATGCTGGATCGAATCCGTTGATGATGGTAAATCCAAAAGTTGTTAGCAAATCGGAAGAAACCATAACCTTTCAGGAGGGGTGCCTATCCCTGCCGGGATTTATACTTGATGTCGAAAGAAGCGAGTCAATAAAGGTTCAGTATGTAACTCCGCTTGGCGAAGAAAAGGAAGAGGAACTCTTTGGGGCCGAAGCTGTTGTTGTTCAGCATGAATTAGATCATTTGGATGGAGTAACCTTGCTGGATAAGGTTAGCAAGCTTAAAAGAGATATGTATACTCGTAAAATTAAAAAGCTCAAAAGACGTATTAAAAGGCGAATAGAGCAGATGAATCAAGTCTACTATTAAAAGGTAATATCTTGTATAAGGAGATGTAATGTCAACGGATAGATATTCGGGCAGTCACACTATAAAAGTAACAGATGGGAGTATAACTCTTGATGCCAACGATATAGAGTTTGGCGGAGCTTTGGAGTTGGCGTCTGGCCTAACAATAAGCAGCGGCGGTTTGATTGTGAGCAGCGGAAGCATAACAGCTTCTTCGAGCGCTATTTCTGCAGCAAGCCTGACTGCTTCTGGGGCCGTATCCGCAACTGGTGGGTTTACAGGGGATGTAACAGGGGATGTGACAGGCAATGTGACTGGATCATCAAGCTCCTGCACGGGCAACGCTGCTACAGCAACTATTGCTGCCGCAGCAACTATTTTAGAAACTGCAAGAACCATTGGAGGAGTATCTTTTGACGGTAGCGCAAATATCATTCCTGATACCATATCAGTTTCCACGACAACAAACTCTAGCTCTTATCTGGGCATTTGGACAGCAGCTTCCCACTCGGGCTTGGGACCAAAAACATCTTCTAAAATTACTTGTGATGCAAGCACTGGAAACATATCTCTTAACAGTGGAAATGGAAGGCTGTATGCCAATGTGACGGGAGACCTTACGGGCGAAGTTACCGGATCGTTAATTGCCGACACCCCTGGAGGCTATACCATCAAGGTTGACGGCCCTTCCTTTGGCGTTTATGATGGTGCTAATGATTTTCAAGGCGGGATTCAATTTGATGAATCTACTTTGTTTCCAAAGTTTCAATTCAATCCAGAAAACTATATAGCATGGGATGAATATCTTCATATAGATTTAACGGATATGTTTGTTATAGATTGGCCGGGGATGCCAGGCCCCTGGGAAGGCCCGCCAGAGGATAATCCCTATACTCTTAGATTTGGAGATATAGCCAATGATATTGGAATGATTCTTCGAGTTGATCAAGATAACTTGGGCATGAATCCAATTGATGAGTCGCAGTTCTTTAGAACAGGGGGCATTGAGTTGAGAGCTTATGGTGGCCACCAGTCGATGGGCAATATAACTCTAAAAGATGCTGATATGCTGAGCGTGCTTGATGGAGCCTTAACCTTCTCAACCGGTCTTGGAACAATCAATGGCCAAGCCTGGGGGCTGGATGGTAATGACTTTATGATTGGAGACTTAAAGTTTAATACTGTAACAAGGGATCTTACAAGCGACTTAGGGGGTCTTATGTTCGATGGCGAAAGCATTACCGACATGGCTTCCAATATATCAACCAATGCATATGATATTGGTTTGATTGATGTATCTTTTCTAAATTGGGACGATGGAATTAAAGATCTTGGCATTCCGGATATGATAAGTATTAACACTTTGCCCTTCCGGATGGATGCAGGTATTTTTGAGTTTGGAAACTTAAGATTTAATACATCAACATTGGATATGTACTTAGACTCTGGAGACTTTACCGTTAATGGCTTGGATGTGTATAGATCTGGAAATACAGATTATATGGGCAGTTTAAGATTTGATACATCAACTTATGACTTGTCTCATGTTTCAGCAAATATCAAGATGAATGGCATGGACATGTATAGCTCTGGAAGCACAGAGTATATGGGCAATTTAAGATTTAATACATCAACTTATAATTTGTCTCATGCTACAGAAGAACTCAAATTTAATGGCATGGATATGTATAGCTCTGGAGGCGTAGATCATATAGGTGATTATGCTCAGTTTGCATCCTCCGTTGTGACCCAGGTCGGTGGCGGAGTTGTTTTTGACAATGGCTTTACAATGAATGGCAGTGGAGATATAACTTCTGCGGTAGATATAGGTCAGATATCCGTAGCTGCTAATGGGTCGGTGGCAATGGGGTATATGAATGTTGCAACTTCTGGGGCTATATCCGGAGATATCGGAGACTTTACTATAGCATCAAACGGTGCAATATCGATAGGCGTAGGCATTATTTCCTCTATTAGTTATCTTTCAGATAGAAATATGAAAACAAATATATCTACCATAGATAATGGTTTAGAAAAAGTTCTCGGAATGCGAGCAGTCTCTTATAATTGGAATGAAGAATTTTTAGCCAACAGACTAAAGCCAGGCATAAATGACGTTGCTCTTAATAAGAGCAAGTATGGATTTATAGCGCAAGAGATTGCAGAGCTTGTTCCAGATCTTGTTTTGGATCCGAAAGATTTAGATCCAGAGTTTGATGGTAAGCCGTTGAGTTTAGACTTTAACGGAATTCTTCCATTTCTTGTCTCTGCAATTCAAGAGCAGCAAGTTATGATCGAAGAGCTTCAGGCAGAAGTCGCAGCTCTTAAATCTAATTAGGTTTTCGTAAACCTATCAGCTACGGCGCTGCTGGCCCAACTGTTTGGCTTAACTTCACAGCCAAACCCTTGAGATCGCACAAGTATTTGCAGTTCTTTTTTGAACTTGGCAGTCTTGCATTTCTTAAAATCTGATCCTATATCGAGATGGACGGTTAGCCGACCCGCAGCATAGGGATCAACGTCAAGGGCTGCCTCCAGGCTCTTATAAGCTTCAAAGAGCATTCTGGATCTTAGTGTGGGATAATTCTTTGCAGGCAATCTGTTCTTTACATAAAATATTTGAGATTTACCTGTTCCGTTTTTATAAAGACATACGCACGTTACAATAGATAGCTTTGTTTTTATAACTTGAGAATCGGTTCCTATAAATACATCATAACCTTCTAAGGTTAATTTTTCTATTCGTTTAACAAGATCATCGTATTCGATTGTTCCGTTGTCAAAATTTCGTATAACATTTTCTTTTAACATGCGACCCTCTTTAGAAAGATTATACTGGCTACATCAGGTAATATTATATTAATAATTGGTGAGGATCTATAGTTTTTAAATGTTCAGCATAAACAATAAGCGAGTCTGTAATGAAAAAAATAGAATTATCAAAAATCAAAACAGAAAGAGATTTGCAGCTGGCCTTGTTTGCATTGGACAAGAGATGGAGAGCCGCATTTGATATAGAAGATCCGAGAAGAAGAGGCAAAGAGGTTTTGAGGCTCAGAAACGAAATTAGACATATATTAGATGAGTTTAAAAGATATAGAAGAACAGCTAATTTAAATGATAATAATGATAATTTATGTAATAAGATATTTAGAAATATAATTGACTGGTTAAGAAAAATCGAGAAGAAAGATAGAGATGCCCAAAAGAAAATTCAAAATAATAAAAGACTTCGGAAATCCAAGAAAATCTGAAAGAAGAAAGTATTTGGAAACTATGATGGCAGACATGGGTTTGACCTCTTTGGACGAATTACGTTCGGATGAAGAAAGAAGAAGGTGGGTTCTAGCTGCCACGCCTTCGCCTATCGTTGAAAAAAAACTTATAGAAATGGGCTATAGTATGAATGCCGACACAAATATAGGTTCTTTGGGCTCGAAGGATAGAGCCGATAGTATTGGCGGTCTTTATAAAGTTGCAAATCTTAATGTTGCAGCATCTGATTTGACAGTATCTATTAGAGAGTTTCGATCCAAAGTAGGACCAGAAACTTCTTATGAAATTTTAAGAATATTATCTAGTGATAAATTGCAAGATAAAAACTTTAGTTCAAATGCAATAAAATTAGAAATAGAAACAGTTATTAACAACAAAGAGGAAGATCCAGCGTATTTTAAATTTTTTATTCAAGATTTAGTTGAAAAATCATCAAAATACAACAGTGAATATTTAAAGTCTTCAGAGGTTTTTGAGAGAAAAGATCCTACTGTAGTAAAAGAAACCATGGATATCGATCCAAACCTTAATATAACAAAGGATCATGAAAATCGTGATCAAGTAGCTTATATTCAACAAAGACTCGAAGGGTTAGGATATAACCTGGGAAGCTACGGTGTTGATGGAAAGTTTGGAGATATAACGGCAGATGCGGTTGTTAGGTTTCAGCAGGAAAATAAATTGCCAACAACCGGCATTGTTGATAAGGCAACGCTATCTACTCTTATTTCAAATCCCAAACCATTTCCTGTAGAATCTAGGCGAGAACATCGAAGGATGCAGAGGCAGGAGAGGCTTGGGGGTCGAGAGTGGCAAAGAAGTTGTTCTCCAAATTGTTCATCCGAATTATCTGATAGCTTAACTCATGTACAGTTTACAAGCAGCCGGGTAGATGTTGATGGAGGCTCTCCTATGTTGCATGAGCTTCTGAAGATAATTAATAATGCTGCCAGTCAAATGAATGCAAAGGTTAAAATAACAAGCGCTTATAGAGGCCCTTATGATCAAGCAAGGATTATGTATAACAATTACAAAAGAAGAGGGGTAGGCAGCAACAGGGCTAACAAGTATCTTTCAAGTCTATATAGAAAGTTTCCAAGAATTAGTGAGATTGTATCTATTTTTTCGGGGTCTGCAGAGGCAGAGGGTAAAAGAAAAGCTGCAGAAAAAGTAATTGCAGAATCTTGGCCCAAAACTGGTCATAGGGGAGGCAAGTCTCTTGATATTAGGCTTGGGAGTAATATCAAAGAGGTTTTGTTTGAAGCTCAAAAGATGGCTACAGTTGATATTCTTAGAGAGACAGATCATTTTCATGTTACAGTAAAATCATTAACGCCCGGCGGCATTCCAAGCGGCAAGATGCGGAGATTTAGAAAGTGATTTCAAGGTTAAAGCTTCTTGTTAAACAGCTTAAGAAACTTGGCCTTTCTAATGATGCACTTAAAATAAAACGCATTATAAAAATATGCTCTATGCCCGGAATAGATTATCCTACCGAGGAGATAGACGTAGAGGGCATTGATAGTGTTTTGGAATACCTGGATGAAAATCCGGGTAAATTTATATTTCTAGACAATCCAAAGGGCAGCAAAAAAAGGTTTGGACAAAAACTTCGCAAGAAGATGCCTTTTCACTATGGAGAGTTTACAGAGGTAAATAATCCTGCTGACGATATGGGCTGGGATGTTATAATCGTACCAAGCGCCAAAACTACTGTGGATCCAGAAGACGAAGAAGAAGATGTGAAGCATATTCCGCAGGGCCATAACCTTATTGCCGTTGGGTATGTTCCTGTTAATGATAGTGATGAAGAGTGGCGAGAAAAAACGAAGTCACCTTCTCGACCGGAGGGCAAGCCTGCTCCAAAGGGTAATGATAAGATAGTTCTAGCACCCGATGGGGTTATTACAGATGATGATAAAAAGAAAATTGAAAATTTTTTTAAACCTATGTGGAATTTTAAAGATGTCATATGGTTATAATCATACATTTAGATGAACGAAGTAATTTCTAATAATATTATGAATATTGTTAGCTTGGAGATACAATGAACCTTAATTTTCCGCCAATAGTTATGCAAGAGTTTTTTATAGACACGAATTATTCACCTGGTGGTGCAGGACATAAGCTTACCGATTATAATAGCTCTGTAGGCCCAATCTCAGGGTGGGGAGCGTTGCATGACCTTGCTCCGTATCCAAACCAGGGATGGCTTAGAGACCTGGATTATTCATTTCCTGCCGTAGGCTCGGGTGGACCCGCTAGGCCTTTAAACTTTGATTTGGAAAATCTTGGAAATGAAGGCGAGTTATTGTCTATAATGGCTTGGCTTGGAGACATACATACGAACCCTCCTTCGGGAGGAATTTTGTCTGGAAGTGTTACAGAAAGTTCTTTTAAGCATATGAAAATATTTATTGGGAAATTTAATTTTAATGTTATAGGAGAGGCCTCTCCCCCGTTGTCGCCCGAAGAAGTTTTAGATTATCCAGACCCTTTCCATGGCCCAATGCCTACAGATCTTTTTTATGAATCGGATACATTATATCCTGGATTTTCAGAATCTGTCACCCCGGGCGCAGCAGGTGTGGCGGTCGCCGGGACTCGTACTCCATTCTTTCAAGAAAATTTTTCTACGCCAATTCCGTATGTTCGCGGTTCAGACCCTCATAATACCGGAGATCTTGGGATGGGCATTGTTTGGAAACTTTGGCATCCAGCTATTGGCGGACCCGCCACTGGTGGAAGGTCGATTTTGAGAATAAGGATAACCGCAAGGAGGTTTAGATGAGTCGAATTCCAAGCAGCAGAGGTAGCGCTGCTGGTATAAAAGTGCCTGTACAAAAGTTTGACAATACTCATGGATCAATGACAATAGGCTCTCCCGGAAACGCAGCAGCAGGATGGGGGGTTGGTGATTATTCTACAACAGCACCCATTAATGTAAGCGAGTTTGATGAAGTAGTTTTGAACATAACTTGTTTAGATAATTTTGGAGATGCATCTGCTTGGGGCGGTTACTTTGCTTCAAGCCCGATTGTGCTTGCTCAGGATTTAGAGATTAAAGTTATATATTCTAATATGGTTGATTTCGTAGAGCTTCCGCCTACTTTTGCAAATCCGGAATCAAAGCATTGGTCTCCGCTTTTCTTAGAGGAGGTGGTAACACCATTTGTAGGATCTGTTGATGTTGCTAAATATTCTGTTTTAATTAAAGACATACAGATAGGCGCATTCGATCCTGTACCCTCAAGCGGTGCTACTCAAGCTCCAGTTGAGAGGCAGATAAGCCTTAGAGTGCCTACTACAATGGCTGAATGGATAGCCTTTATTATCAGCGTAGACGTGACGGCCAGTAATAGCGGAGCTGCTACCCTTAGTTGTCAGCCTATTGTAGAGTTTAGTTTGTATAGAGGCGTTACCTTATAACATTATAACTTTATTTGTACTTTTAAAAAGTATAATCCCTATTTAAGTAACCTTACTAATTTTCAAACGTAGTTAGAAGGTAAATAGGTTTGTTTAATGTCTCACTCTATTAACAATAGATCAAAGAAAATGCTCGATATTCTTTTTAAAAGTAATATCGATGTATCGGGCCTTAATATATTAAGAAAGTTTGCCGAGGATTGGACTCGTGAGTGGGCCGAAGCAAAGCTTGATCCAAATTCTCCTATAGACATAGGAGGCTATGATCCAGGAAGCGTTTATACATTGGGGACATTTTTTACAAACCCTATGTCTGGTGGAACTCCTGCTTATCAGCTATATCCGGATCTTGGTCTGGCCGCAGCCAAAAGGCTTTTGAAATTACGAGAAGAGAGTCCCAACGGCTCTGCTTTGTATACGATCCTTAAATATAAAATTAATGAAAAGGTTCCAGAGGTTGCACAGGATATAGTAAATATTTTAATTAATTCCGGCGATACGTTTAATTATTTTGGACATAATTTTCACAAAACAAACCCTGAAGCCCTTGAGCCGCTTATGCTTTCTTTGTTAAAAGCAACGCCGTCCAATTATTTTTATCTCAAAAAAAGAAGCAAAGGAAAGACAGATGCTGAATCGGAAATGGTAAATGAAATTAGCTTTCCGGAGGAAGAGCGAGCCATAATTGGAGATATAATTGATGGACTGGAAGGTAAAGAGCCGAAATATGGATCCACAGCTTACAATATACTCATGGAGCATGATGGATGGAGGAGCAATCCGGAGGCAGCAAGGCCATTCATGCAATCTTCTATTGATTGGGTTGGCTCAGGAGGGGGAGGGGCTGGAAAATATATAGAAGCATATCCGGAAGAGACGATAAATGCGCTTAGGGGGTGGGCAAAAAAAGATCCAAAGAGATTCGTAGAATCAAGAACTGTCGCGTATGATGCTGAAGCTTTTAATATAGCCATTAGCGCCTTAGCCAAAGAAGATCCTGCTTCATATTTTCATGCAATGTACTTTAAAGGTAAAGATAGGCCAGAAGTATTTTATAATGAAAGCATAAACCATAGAGAGAACATAGCGAACGCCATAGACAGTCAGATGAACAAAGATCCTTCTGAAGCTGGAGCGCATGGTTCTGGTTCTGAATACTTTTTAACATCGGATGTATGGTCTGACGCCATGGAGGCAGTTGGGATTCAGCAAGAAGTAAGCGGTAAATCAATAAGAGATTATGCTATGAACAAGCTGCTTGAAGAGGCTGGCAGCCTTAGAGCTGCTTTTGCAGATCCAGATTATGATCCAGATCCCGATAAGTCTGGGCGCTTTAAGGATATTGTAGAAAAATTATTTGGAATAAGAGCCGCCTATGGCATCGACGTAACGGGAAGATTTGAAGAATATATAGATCATCCTATGGTAAAGCAGCTGGCAGAATTTTATGCAAGAAATAATATTAAACAATTTTTTGAATCTAGCTCTAGGTTGCATGATCACTTTCCAGAAGTTGCAAGAAATAATCTGTTAAAATATATTGAATTTAAACCTTTGGAATATTTCACAAAAGACTTTCATACGAAATTCCCAGAGTTTATAGAGGTTGCGTTATCTAAGTACAAGTCCCAAGCCAGTTCGCATCTTGAGTCGGGCGTTGTTATACGTATGAAGAGGGCAGAAAGACTGTTTGATTATTTTAAATGGCATCTTGATGATTTAGATTCAGAGGGCGAAAAAAGCGCAATGGCCATCATGGCCTTCCTTGAAGACCTTGGCAGATCTACAGAAGAAGGAATTGCTGCAAAATATCCCAAAGCTTTATTGGCATTTTTAAATAAACAAAAAAGGGTAGATTTGGAAAAGGCCGATAAGCCGGATAGTTTTTTCAGAAATAACTTACCCAGTATATTGAGGGGCGCATCTGATGATGGTGATGAAAACAAAGTTGATGAAATAATATCATCATTTGCTTATAGCTTGGCCGAAAAAGATCCGTTATTCTTTTTTACAAGACAATTAAGTGGAGAGAGTAATTCTTATTATCACATAATGATTAATGAACAGTTTAGCGAAGGCCTTCAGGACGAAGAGCTTAAGGCTAAGATAGAGGAGAAAGAGCACGAGCATGATAAAAATCTATTGATAGCAAATTTATATCCAGAGTTTATAGAGACGGCTCTAGAGGCGCTTCTTAAGAGCGGAAAGATATATAGCTTTTATAATGTTATAAAGAATTATAATGTAGAATTATCTCTAGAAGATGAAGAATATTTATTAAAAAGATTTATATATGGAAAAAATGCAGGAATAGATTCAAATTATTTGGAAACATCTGCCGGGAGCCCCCCATTGAGCGCGGCAAAACTTTTTAAATATATGAAGGATTCTAATGATTATTCTTTAAAGGATAAATTTCCAGAATTTATTAAAAAAGTTGCAGAAAATTTTGCACTCATAGATTCTGCAAATTTTGATAAATACGAAGTATCTAAATTATATCCAGATATAAAATACAAAAATATATCTTCATTAAGACAAATAGAAAATAAAGAAGAAGCCTTAAACCATTTTAATGGAGCAGCCAGCTCTTTGGTAAGAGGCGATTTGCCAAATCATATAAAAATAAATAGGTCTATGTATCAAGATGATCAGCGACCAGATGAGTGGGAGGGTCATGAAAGATTTACTATATCTCAAAATAATACAAATCCAACCGATCTTCTTTATAATATAAATAAAAAGTTAATTCATGCCGGAGATGGAGTTCAACATACAAATGTTGGAGCAAGTGGGTTTACGTCTGCTTGGGCATTGGCTACAGTGCATGGGTCTATAAGTAAACACGAGGGAGATATCTCCACCACTGATCATTCTAGCAATTTAAAAATCTTAGAGGCTGTTGAGGATTTAAAGCAATATTTTTGGCAGCTATCAAAGGACGATAAAAATGAAGAAATTTTAAATATCTTAAAAGAAAAGGGCGTAAAAGATTACTTGGCAGATGAAGCTGCAACAGATACTTTTCATAGACTATTACAAGCTCCAATAGTTGGAAGCATGGAAAACCCAATGGGGTATGAGCCTGTGGAGGCGGGGCTTGCAGATAACGATATAAGCTATATTGTTAAAATGATAGACAGAGAGATTGGCGTACCAGACTATAAAATTGGAGGTTTGATTTATATAGTTTTAAAGAATTTTGATGTTATAAAGGCATGGAAGGTAGCAAATCAGCCTGAGTGGCTAGTCAAGATACTGGCAGATATTTTTAGACCAATAATAAATTTGCAAAAGAAAACGAAAGAAGGCGAAGAGGGTCCGGAGGACTTTCCGGAAGAAACGCTGGTCATTGAACAATACCAAAGCGATTATCCAGTAGTCTATGATAGAATATTTCTTGGAAACCTACGAGATGACGATGGTGGGGTTACAGGCAAAGAGTATACCCAGTTAAATAATATGATTTTGCAGCATTTAGACGTAGATGCAGCAAAGGCTTGGTTGGAAAAATCTAACTTTTCTGAACAGTGGAACGATCATATATCTAATTATCGGGAAGTACATGGCGATGAGCATTTTAGAACTGGCGGGGAAGAATTGGAGAAAACAATTATAAATGTATTTTTCAAAGAACATGTAATTAATGATTTTGATCCCGAAGAGCATTTTCCTTTGGAGGCTTCCCCACAGGCTAAGGATGCAAGAAAGCATTTTGATATAATATCAAAAGTTTATCCATATCTTGTTATTATTAATACAATTGAGGTTGCAAAAAAATTAGACCATAAATATATTTATATATTAAAGAATGCTCCATTTTATGCTAGTATACAAAATGTAGAAAAAGCCACAAAACTATATAAGAATATACCGGAGTTGGTAGCTACATCGAGAAGCATTGATAAAGATCTTTATGTTTCCAATAAAATAGGCACTGCGGGGTATGACGAAAAACATTTGGAGACTGTATATGAGGTTCCTGCAAATGATGAATCTATTGCGGTTTTGCGATCAGCGGCGCAAAAACTTTCGGGCCAAAATGATCAATATGACTTTAGTTTAACTCCGGCACAAAACAAGACTAATATAGCGCCCGTCAAAAAAGATTCCACATGGAATCCGACACCTGAAAAGATTGAAAAACTTAAGGAGCTATCTGGGGTAGTTCAAGCAGAGCTTTCGGGTATTGATGTTCCGGATTTTTATGATCCGGTTAGTATTATGAGGTATTTGAACTCAGAGATCAAAACCAAAATAGTTCCAAAGAAAAGATTTAATTCAACATTTGGACCAATAATGCGAGAGCTTGGAAAGCTTTCCCGAGCCAGCAGGTTGTTGCTGCTTATGAACGAAATGATTGTAAAAACGTCTTCACATAATTTTGACAGAAAAAGAGAATTAAGAAAGCTTTCTTTCTTAAGAATCATAAATTTTATTAGAGAATAATAGTTACTAATTATTTATTTACTTATACCAAGGAGTATCTTATGGATAAAGCTGCCATTTCAAAATTAAATATCAATGAGTTGATAGATCTGTCTAATAAGTTTGATCAAAAAGGAATGATTAGAGAGGCTGATGTCTGCGATAAGTTGGCATACCACTTTGATAAATTAGGAATGGCAAGAAGGATTCCGGAAGAACTAGCGAAGCTGAAAGAAGAGACTCAAGATCTGAAGGTAAATATTCCTGAAAAAAAGGATAAAGAGGCAAATTATACACAGCTTACAGAGTTAATAGGGGATAATCAAAATAACAGAATAACTATGGCGGCAGAAGAGTTGACTAGAATTCCAAACTTTCCTGCGCAACAAAAGGGACCAAAACCTTCGGGCATTTGGTATGCATGCGGAAATGAGTGGATTAGCTGGCTGACTTATGAGATGCCACAATGGATTGGTGGTTATGTTTATTCTTTCAAGGTTGATGAAAGCAGAATGCTTATGATAACGAATGAGCAAGAGTTTGTCGCCTTTGAGAGAGAGTATTCGGTTCCAGATAGTTCTTGGGGGAAGACTATTGATTGGGCAAAAGTTGCTATGAAATATTCTGGCATTGAGATCTGCCCTTATCAGTATAGCTTTAGGCACAGTAGTATGTGGTATTATGGTTGGGATGTGGCCTCCGGCTGTGTCTGGGAAGGCTCGGCAGTTCTTGAGGCTACATTGGTTGCGAAAAGAACAAAAGAAGTAGATGCACCCTCGTGGGATGACGACGAAGAGGGTGAGGCTAATTGGGATTGGTATGGCCTCGGAGAAGGCGCTGCTGACTCCGGAAGCTCCAAAGATCCTGAGGAGATTGCTGCAGAGGTTGACGAAAGAATAGGCGATGAAGTACAGCAGCTAAAAGATGATCTTGACCCAACGTCTGATGTTCAAGCTCGTCCCGGATCGCATCCAGAGGGAAGAATGGATGAAATGGTAAGTCAAATGGTAAGCCAAATAAGTTCTGACGATAAGCCTTGGGATAAGCCTTGGGCAGATAGGGGTGTTTCTTTAAACACTATGACCGAAAAACCCTATCATGGTCGGGGGCAGAATCTTTTGGATGCAGAGCAATTGTCAAAAAGCAAAACGGCAAAGCGTATAAAAACCTTGGATAATTTCAGAGGAGATGCTGCCCTTTATGAGTTAAGCGAACCATTGGATGGTCACACACACGTTGTAGTGTCAGCCAATGAGGTGCCGATGTCTGGTCCGGAAACATATATTTTTGGAGCAGATGAAAGTGGAGAAATAGAGGATTGGACAGAGCTGTCTGGATCAACGCCTGGAATTATGTGCCATAACTCGGCGCTGAAGAATGCTGGGTATCAGATTAGTTAGAAAAATTTATGTCTTCAAGTGAGTTCAAATTTATAGTTGTTGAAGTACCAAAAGTTATAAATTTAGATTCTATAAAAAGTATAAAAAATTCTATAAGAGATATATCTGCCGAAGATGCCTTATTAATTAATGAATTAATTGATCTAGATGTTTCAGATATACAGGTTGAAGATCTCTCTGAGGATGACTTGTTTCATATTGGGGAAAATAGATTAAAAATAAAGAGCGCTATACATCTATTCTTAGAAGAAGCTGTAAATTTTATACTTTTGCCAAGATTAAACACAGAGAAGAGAAGCGGCTCTCCCGTAAATAGTAAAGAGTTTGCTTATTTAGAAATTGAGAATAAAGTTTATGCAGTCTCTGGCGATCAAACAAGTTATTATGGATCAAAATCCAATACAGCATATGATTATTTGCTGGCATTGAATTTATCGGGAATTTTAAAATAAACTTTTGAATATTATACACTTCTTGTTCGTCTAGTCGCCACAAGGAGTTAGTCATGAATAAGTTTTTATTAATTATAGCATCATTCTTTTTCTCAGGATGTGCTTCAGCACATGCTGTAAAGCATGTTGAAACGGCCCCTGTTGTTCGCTCTCACCCTATAACCGTAAAGGTTTGGGTTAGCGGTCGTTGGGTCCACAGAGGGCCCCACAGGCATTGGACAAAGGGTCATTGGGTTGTGCGTCCGGCCCCAAGGCGTCCTCATTCTCATAGCGCTTGGGTGCCTGGACATTATAATCATCATGGAGCTTGGACTCCTGGGCATTGGCGATAAAGGTTTGATATTTTTAAAAACAAAAACCGGGGCAACTTGGTAGTTGCTTTGTCCTTATCTTAAAGTTTTTGTTTGGTTATGGATCCGGATGTGTATGGGTTGATTCATCTAAAAGAGCAAGCTGTTTTTCGATAGCATTTACTCGTTCCCATAGTTTGCGTATATTAGACCGGGTTCCTCCGCCTTCTGGATACGAGGTATTTAAAGCGGTTTTTATAATTGAATCTAAGAAATCAGCTTCTTTGTGAAAGCCCTTTTTGTCTAAATGATTTGCTAGTTTAATTAATTCATTATTCATATTTTTATATATATAATTAATAGAGAATTAAAACTGAAGTTTAGTAAGTTACACCTTCTGTATAAAGAAGGATTAAACCTTCATCTGCACACAATGGTACCGCGTTTACAGGAGCATATCCTCCCCATAGAGTCGTGATTATATAATAATCTCTCATGGCCCATTCGGTCTGCCTCTTTGGTTCGGAGCAGTATACTCTAAGCTGTTCTCCCCAGCTTCCTTCTTCCTCTATTTCTTTGCACTTAGCATAAGCGAAGTTTGCGGTCAAAGCATCAAGGCAAGCGCTGTTTGTTGGTTCGAAAGTTATATGCCTAGGAAGGATCTTCGTAGAGCATCCGGTTAACATGATGCTTAAAGCGGATAGTATTCCTATTTTATTTAAAATTCGTTTAATCATCCTGTAGTATATTTATAAGGCTGTTATCAAAGCCTCTAACTTTTTCAACATATATCCGAAGTGTAAAGCTTATATTGGTGTCGCTACTTACTGCGTTTATATCTGTTGACGTAACATAGTATCCGCTCGTCGTGGTCGAGGCAGCCGGAGGGGTGCATGAAAGGGTTGTTACGGTATGCCCAACAGGCAATGTTAAAAAGGCTGTCTCAGTTACTCCATCGTCCCATTCCAGGGTAACGTTTCCACCTGCGCCTGAATTATCGCACACTAGGGCAATTACCTTTGTCACCCTTAGCATGTGGTTCGTCTGTCCGCTAACATTTGCACCGGTTAATGTCGATGCAGTAATGATGGTTGCATCAACAGCCGTGCCATCGGCACTGACTATTTCGAATACAGCTCGGGAGCTGTCATCCCTAAGGGTTCTGTTTATTGCTAATGCCATATTTCTTCCTCCAAGTACAACATACTAATTCATATTAGTATGTATGATGATATACATTTGCTATTTTTATTAATAATATAAGTAAAATGTATCCTGTGTTTTGGACAACGAATAGGTTAGATAAATATGAGACATGAAATAAGAGATTCTGAATCACTACACTTTACTATGGAAGTGATTATCGGTGGAACTCCAACGTCTGGTTTGGCTCCAAAGATTCGTATTTATAGTATTAACAATGATGAGTATTGGCAGTTCACCTCTGGTGGTGCCCCTTCTAATGTGTGGGTTACGAATGCGGATTACGTCTCTAGCCCCTCTGATTGTGAGGGCGACATGGGAGAGCTTCAGGCTGATGGGTTACCTGGCGTTTATGATTTTAACGCCTCGGTCTCAGGGGTGGGTATATTTTGGTCAAACAGTGTTGCAACCACATCTCCCGATTCTGCAGATGAGGGATATGTAATAAGAATGGAAGAGTCAACCTCTGGTTTCTTGGAATACATCCATGTTGTTGTAAGCGATGTCATGGTCTCATCTACATCGTTCTCTGGAGCTATAGATGCAAATGTTGTACAATGGGAGGGCAATAACGTTACTGCGACAACTACTAATGGCGTTCCAAATGTTAATGTTGTAGAGTGGGATGGATCCGGAGTTTCTGGATCAGGTGGAATTCCCGATGTGGATGTTGTATCTTCAATAACTGTTGATGCAAACGTAGTAGATTGGAATAATCTTGGACCATACGCTGATCCGGGAAATACAACTGGTGTTATACTTTCGGCAGATAGTACAACACACTTTCCGAATGTTGATGCGGCAAGCGGGGGGACGATTAGTGCAAATGTCGTAGACTGGGGCGGACTTAATCCATCTCTTTCTGTTGGTTCAAGCACAAGCTTTCCCGTGATTAGTGTTGGAGGCTGGAGAGATGGAAGTTCAGCAACTGATGCCGAGACAGCCCTTGGCTCAAGCTCAGGCCTGCCAAGTATTAATGTTGAAGCTTGGAATGATAACACAGGATCAGTAACGGTTAGAACCTCTGGAGCCAATCTCAGTGTTGGTCTTCCGGCAGTAACGGTTGAGGGCTGGGGAGGCGATGGCGATGCGGCATTTTCGATAGGCGATACCTCCAAAGCTCCAGAAATTAGCGTTAGAGCGTGGAATACCAGCGATGGAAACGCTTCACATGCAGATGCATATGTTCAGACCAGCGCTGGAGGGGACGCAGTAAGCGGCGACTCTCTTCCTATGATTAGTGTTGGCGGTTGGGGAGGAGATAGTGATGCCTCGTTCACAGTGGGCAACACATCTGCTGTTCCTGAGATTAGCGTTAAGGCTTGGAATACAACCAATAATGCTACCACCCCAACGAGTGCCGATGCATATGTCTTTTCTGCTCCCGGCGGTTCTGAATATGACCACAGTGTTAATACCGTATTGCTTCCCGCTATAACAGTCAAGGGCTGGGCGGGAGTGAGTGATGCAGCTGTTTCGGTCGGAACAACCAATAGATTTCCCCGTATTTCGGTCAAGACCTGGGAGGGCGCGGGCACCAGCGTTACAGGCGGAAGCCCAACAAGTCCTGATGATATTCTTGTAACTTGGACCCAAGATTACCTACCAGATGGTAACTCTGTTGTTCGGAGGCCAAATATTAGAACGCAGATAATTGCAAACAATGCAATTGATGAAGATGCAATACAGGTTGATTCTGTAACATATGAAGAAATATCGGCCACTGCCGCTCAAGAGATTAGTGATGCAGTTTGGAATGCCGATATATTTAATACAATTTACAACCCACACACCGGCACAGCCGCTCCGCCAAATACCAACACAATGGCTGAAGCCATGATTATTCGGTATCTAAGTGAAAACATGAATCATTGGACAGGAGGCGGGACTCCGGTGGGAACCCCTGTGCATACATGCAATAATGCAGATCCCAATGGTCAGAAATTTTATTCAAACCGGCTATTGGCGCATCCTTTGACAGAGGCTGAGATGATATCTTATGTAGATAGGTCAATTGTTGTTATAAAGGGGTTTGATTTTGGAACAATGTCTTTTGATCAAGATACACAGAGTTATTTGGGAAGAATTGTATCTGTTGGCGAAGAAGAAGGCTCTGGCACTCAATATTTTGAAATAAAATTAGTAAATGAAGATGAGAGCTCTGTTCCCTCTCCCGGCCTTGAAGCAAGTGATGTCTTAATCGTCAAGGCAGAGACTGATAGCACAATGCATGAGATTGCTCATGAAGTTTGGGAAGAGGAAGTTGCGGATCACGAAACCAAGCATACATTCGGTATGTTCAACAGGATTATAGCAGGACTTGCTCAGTATAACCATAGAATCACAGATTCCATATATGATGAGACAGGTAGGCTTTTGGCTTGCAGGTTGGTAGTCTACGCATCTGCGGAAGACGCAGATGCTGCCTTGCCCGATACTGCTCTTACTACGGTCGTTGTGACATCAGAATATGATGAAAAGCAAAACATGACTAAATTCTTATCCAAGGAGGAGGGGGCATATGCAGACGTTGACCCCGACCCAGAAGATTCAAATCAATAATAGCGAGGGCTGACAGGTGCATGATCGGCTTTTTACATTAAAAAAGTTTCTTACAGAAAAGGGTTTTGAAAAAGAAGCTGAGATGATGCGGGCTATTAGGAATATTTCTGGCACCGGTGGCGGATCTACGGATATTCCTGATCCAGAAACGGACCCTGAGGCATATGCAGAGTTTTTTGGGTTCGATTTAGAGTGGGTTAAAAAGACTTTGCAAGATCAAAAAGCTGCAGAAGAAGCTGCGGCTGCTGCAGGCGGAGAGGCGGAGGCCTTGCAGAGAGCCGAAGAGGTGGCTCGCTCAGAGCCTTTGTCGGCAGAACCGCAAGCTGTCTCTTCTCCAGATCTTCCTCCGCCGGTGGATCAACTGGCGTCCATCAGATCTGGTTCTAGCACACTTCAGGTTGGAAGCAAAGATGTTGCTGGAAACACTCCTGTCTCAAAGATTCAAAGTCTTTTGGTAAAACATGGGTATATTTCAGCAGGAAGATACGTAAATGGAAATTATGGAGAAGAAACAAAAAATGCTGTTATTCAGTTTCAGACAAACAATCAAATAGAGCCAACTGGCATAGTTGATAAAAATACTTTAATAATGCTGGAAAGCATTGCTGCGGTGCCTGCAGGCCAAGGGGCAGCGACCCCGCCGGGCCAAGGCTCTGGAGCTATGCCTCCTCTGCCCTCTGATGCCATGCCTCCTCTGCCCTCTGATGCCATGCCTCCTCTGCCTGCCCCGGCGGGCACCGCTCAGGCATCAAGGGCTACAAATATAGGGTCTGCAAGTAGCATGGAAACATCAGAGGCTTTAATGAAAGAGATGGCAGATAAAGAAAGTTATCGTGGAAATGTTTATGATGATGCAACGGGAGAGCCGATTTCTTCATATGGGGAAGCTAAAGGTCGAGCAACAATTGGAATTGGACATTTGGTAAGAACCAGAGAGAAGCCTAGGTTTTCAAAGTATCTAAAAGGGCGAGGGGAGATGACAAGAGATCAGGCCTGGAGTCTTTATAAAGAGGATGTAAAAAAACATGAGTCTCCATGGAAAGGTCAGATAAAAGTTCCGATAACCCAAAGTATGTTTGATGCAATGTCATCTTTTGCATTTAATACCGGAAGGGGTGGTCCAAAAAAATATAATATATTAGGACCCCTTAATGAGGGTGATTATATGGGGGCAGAAAAGGCTATTCGAAATGGCCCTCAAACTTCAACCGGATCAGATGGTAAAAGAAGAAAAATGCGCGGCCTTACAAAGAGAAGAAACAGAGAGGCTGATAGGTTTTTGCAAGACGGAATACCTTATGCTGGTCAGACGCCGGGAGTGGATATGCCTCAGCAGACAAGCGCTTTTGCAAGTATCGATAATAAATTTTATAATTTAAATGAATATTTAAAGAAAAATGGTTTTACACAAGAAGCTTCTTTTTTAGAAGAGATTTTAAAATTAGCGACAACTAATTCGGATGATCAGGCAGGTTCAACCATGTCTATAGGGCCAGGGATAACCACCCCCGTTGATCCAGACGCTACAATCCCGGTGCAAACCAGGGTAGAGAGACGCAGATTTCCAAGCGAAGAGGTGTTAAAAAGAAATGGAGTGGAAATAATAAAGTATATAGCAGGGACAGAAGCAGAGCGACGAGGCGAAGGGGCCAGAACAGCAGAAGGTAATATCTATGAGGTTCTGCATGACGGCAATAGAGCAATAGCGAAGGTGGTTACAAGCAGCAATATGGAGCCGGATATTTGGAAGAAGATTTCAGAAATTGAAGTTCCGGAAGAACAAAGAAAGCATTTGCCAAAAATTTATAAAATAGTTGAAGATATGTTTGACACTATAATTATAATGGAAGTCCTGGAACCTTTCGGAGGTCATATGGATTCTGTCTTGCGGACAAAGAGAAATAGGGAATCAGGAGATTTGTTTAAAAATGAAGAGTTTATTCATGATGCAATCTCTCGCTCTTTCAATTCAGCCACCGAAACCTTAAGGAATACATCAAAGAATGAGGAAGAAGAAGATATATATAGATCTTTTGTTACAGAGCAGGAGGGTATAAAGAGAGAGCTGGAGAGGGCAATCCTTGTTAGGGATGTGCAAACAGATGGGGTATCTGCTTTTGTAAATAATAAATTACTAAATATTTCTAATTTATTTATGCTTGGTGAAAATGATTTCATTTCTCAAATTGCAGATGAAATTCAAAATAATATAAATTCATATTTCCAAGCTTCGGAAAGACCTATTCCAAAATATTATTCAACAGAAGGCGTAGACCAATCTATTGGAGCATTACAGGGTATGTTAGAAGATAATCCTCAGGGGTATAGCGCAGGTAGAAATCGCAGAAGATTAGAGGCATTAGAGAAGGAGAGAGAGCAAACTATTTACACAGAATCTCCTGAAGGATTCTTGTTTTCAGAAAAGTATATGCCAGAAACAGAAAGTTTATTTGCTCTTCTTCAAACATTAAAAGATAATGGAATTAACTGGTCGGATGTGCATGCAAATAATTTAATGCAAAGGCCGGGTTCGCGAGAGCCGGTGATAATTGACGTTGGGCTGTATGAGTTGCATCAATAGACTTTGGTTCTATTAATTAATATTGATTTTACAGAAAGTTTAGTCCAGTAAGTTTATATATAATAAAAAATTTTTAAGGAGATATAAAAATGGGCATAAGTCATATGGATGGATATGAAGTAAACGCGTCTCTTGGTGACGGAATACACACTATTAACGGTGCTGCATATGGTGGCGGTAATGATAGAGCGTATGTTGCATATACAACCACTCAAGATCCAGGGTCTCAAAACGTTAACCTGTTAAGCAATATCAGTACAAATGATACTGAAGCAGGCATGATTAACGGAGCTATTCCGCCAGGTGGTGGAAAGTGCGCCTTGGCCTTGACTGCGCCTCAGGATTCACACATAGAATTTTTATCACCCCCGAATCTTCTTGATGGTGGGGCAAGCAATATACATGGCACCGGCGGCAAGGGCCTCAAAAGAATGGGCTTTCGATTTTTCTACAGAGCGCCAGAGGCCTTTGAGGAGGGCAAGGATCAATTGTGCCGATTTTGGGACGGTGATTTAGGAAGATTGTTCTCAGATGCTGGTGGAAATAAGATAGAGGACGGCTCGCCGCTTTTTAGATTAAGCTTTAAAAACGACGCAGGCAATAACCCCAGCAAGGCCGGACTCTATGTAAAAACTCATGACAATGGAAGCATCCTCGGCCAAACAACGCAGTCTTGTTTCAATGTCAGTGCCGCAGGAACCCCTTCATGGCATCAAATTGCAATTACCGTAGTCGTTGGCGGCGCAGCCGGAGAGAATCCTCAGGATAGCGATGGGTTGTTGGTAATCAATGTAGACGGGGTGGACGTTGTTACTATAAACGCAGAAATTCAGTTTCCGTCCACGGAGGAAGCCCCGGCCGCTCAGGCTATTGAGTATTATTCTTTTTTGACATCAAATACTGATGCAAATGAAGGTAGCGCTATTCGCACCCTCTTCGATAATGTTGTAGTTTATGATCATTGGCAACCAGGTCAGAGCCCTGACTTTTCGGATCTGCAGGGAACCATAGCTCAGACCACAACTTTGAATCAAGTAATACAGGGTGTGTATCCGGTGAATGAATCTGGAGGCGAAGGTGGGAATGACGATACTAATGAGTGGGGAAATTGGAAAGCATCAGATGGAAGCGCCGCCCTCGGCAATGCCACGTCCCATCTGGCTATCCAGGGAGATGACAACTTTACTCCTACCGATCCTAATCTTCCAGAAAATCCAATTTCTTATGCGGGAGATACTTACTTGAAAACTAATGACATTGGAGAAAATTCTAAATACACTGTAGACACGTGGGATAGAGATATGGTTGATGCTGCTTGGGATAGTAAGATTGGTGAGATTAGAGCTATACGTGTTATAAATGTATGTAAGTTTACGGAAGCAAGTAATGAAACGGTACAACTAACATTTAAGGCTCCGCCGACCAATGGGGCTGCCGCGACCGGTGACGCATCGATGTCTAAGGGTCTGGCTGGTACCGATTTTCAAATAGTATCTGCTGTTTTTGATCAAAATCCAGATGGCAATGGCGACGGCAATCCCGGTCCCCTTATTCCCAATGGCAACCCGGCAGACAGGTCTTTTGTAATTGACTCTATGAGGATAGGCCTCAAGGTTGATACCGCCGGTGGTGGTGGCTGATAATGGGAGGTCAAGTTGGGGCAGATATACAGTTCTTCTGCTATTGCAGAAGTATTAACAGTAGTATCTCAAGCTACTGAGGTTCAAAGCTCTGCATCCGTTGCAGAGATTCTCACGGTTCTTGCCGAATCTGCTGAGGTTCAAAGCTCTGCATCCGTTGCAGAGATTCTCACGGTTCTTGCCGAATCTGCTGAGGTTCAAAGCTCTGCATCTATTGCGGAGATATTGACAATACTAGTACAAGATGAGGGAATAAGCAGAATTCACAAACAAGGACTTCTGGTATATGATACAGATTTTCAAGGACATCTTTTTGATGATATAATGGCAAAGGGTATAGACGTTGTTCAATATAGAAGAAGAAAACGCAGAAAAAGACGAAAAAAGAATAAATAATATTTGTTATTGATTATCAAAGAGATAATATATAATGCCCAAATGCTGTTCTCAGACACGACATATCAAAACCAATGTTATACTTAAACCACATGTAAAAAACAATTAATATTCAATGCTTATATAGGTACTATTAAGTTTATTGGTGGGTTTAAGTGAAGTTTTTCTACATAGCATTATTTGCGTTGCTGGTCGGGGGATGTCAAAGTGACATTTCAATTGTAGAACAAAGAGAAACTCGTGTAATTGTAGATTCATTCATACAGGCAGATCCAGTAGAGGAGCTAGACGTTTTAATATCGCTGGACACCTCCGGCTCAATGAATGACAACTTTGATGCAGTAGCTGGCGGAATGGAGCTTTTGCGCTCTGATATTGAAGGCCTCACTTTAGATTATCAGTTTGGATATATAACAATGGATCCGACCAACCTAAGTTATGTTGGTCCGTATGATTCGTCCTCAACAACAATAGACATGTTGATGGCCCCATACCTGCTTTCATCCGCCGGGTATGAAGAGGGTTTTGCTGCAACATATTCGTTTATGACATCAGAAGAGGGTATGGAGTTTTCTCGCCCTGAAGCAGATTTTCTTTTATTTTTGATTTCCGACGAAGATGAACAAAGCGGCATCACAGCTGCGGTTTTTCAAGAATGGCTCCAACAGGAGTTTTATGAAGTTAGGCACGATGTTGTTACAATTATTCAGGTTGAAGACAGCAGCTGCGGATACGTATATGATGTGGGATATAAATATGAAGAGCTTTCATCTCTTTATGGAAAAAATTCTATAGATATTTGCGAAGAAGATTGGTCTATGTGGCTTTCAGAATCTTCATACTTAACAGAGATAAGAGATTATATAATCCTTAGTGAAGAAACGCCCATTTTAGATTCATTAATAGTTTATATAGATGGTCAAGTTACAAGTGGTTGGAAATATATTGAGGAGACAAACACGGTTAAGCTTGACTTTCTGCCAGATTATGGAACTCTGGTGGAGGTTGGATATCAAGTGTATGCTTAGGAGAAAAAATGTTTAGGTTAGTTATAGCGAGTTTGTGTTTAATATTTTTTACTGGGTGTAGCGATTATAAGTTATCAGTGATACCAGAAGAAACCGAACCGCCAGTGTTAGCTCCGGAGATAGATGTAACTCCAGTGGAGCATGCGTTTGGAGCAATAGACGCCAATGGCTATGGTGATCAGATCATTATAAGCATATCAAACATTGGTAGTGACACCTTAACTTTGGATGGAGTATCTCTTGTGAATGGAGATTCGACCTTTGCTCTAAGTGCTCTATCGGTTTCGTCGTTAGAGCCTTGGGAGTCAACAGATCTTGCCGTTACATATAATCCGGATACATACGAAACAAATAGTGATATTGTCAGCATATTATCTAATGATGAAGACGAACCAGATACATGGGTTCCAATCGGAGGCTCGGGCGATGCTCCGGTCATAGAGATAAGTCCAGAGTATTATGACTTTGGATCTGTATATTTAGGGTGTGATGATACACTTGAGGTCGTTATAGGAAATGTTGGAAATGTTTCATTGGAGATTAGTGACGTAGAATATTTTGCAACCCTTCCTGTTGACTTTGATCTTGGAGAATATGAAATAGAATATGGACCCCTGCCTTGGACGATGACTCCGGGAGAAACAATTAGTTTGGACGTTTCATATACGCCCCTAGACATATATGATGACTCAGCCTATATAGAGGTTACGTCTAGTGATCCCTTGAATCCGATTGTAACCTCAGACCAAGATGGGCTAGGCGACTATGAAAGTTATGTTATTGATAACTTCGAACAAGATGGTATGGCAATCACTGATATTCTATTTGTTATAGATAATTCAGGATCTATGTGGTCCAATCAGCTTAATTTTAAAAATAATTTTGACTCATTTATAGCAGTATTTTCCTCTGCTGGTGTTGACTATCAAATTGCATTTATCACAACAGATGATGAAAACTTTGTAAACGGAACCATTGTAACTGCATCCTCTCCAGATCCGATTACAGAGGTTGGAGATATTGTTGATAGCATTGGAACTACAGGTAGTGCGATGGAGAAGGGCCTTTATTATTCATACCTTGCAACCCAACCCGGAGCAGATGCCGGTATTGGAAGTGCGTTTTTAAGATCAGATGCAAAGCTGGCTGTTATATATGTGTCTGACGAGCCAGATGGGTCTAGCGCCTATGTAACTCCGTCCGAAGTAAGCAGTCATCTTGCAAGTCTTAAATCTTCAAGCTCAATGGTTGCAGCTCATGCTGTCGCTGGAGATTATCCGAGCGGGTGCTCAACAAATGGTGGAGCACAATTTGGAGACGGATACTATGATGTGGTAAATGATCTAGGCGGAACCTTTATGTCTATTTGCGCATCTGATTGGGGAACCCAGATGGACACTCTTGCTAGAGAGTCGATGGCATTAATGGATTTTCCTCTTTCTGGCGATCCAATAGAAGATACCATAGAAGTGTTGGTTGACAGTTCTATCAGTACAGATTGGACATACAGTAGCTCTTCAAACTCTGTAACATTCACTATAGCGCCAGCAGATGGAAGTTTGATAGATATTTCATATGCAGTTTGGGCAGACTGTAGTGAAGAACCAAATGAAGATGGATCTCAATAAACAGCAACAAACATAGGGAGTTAAAATGTTTGGTAAAAAAATATGTTTATTTTTTATTTCAGTAATGCTTACGGCATGTTCTGCTTGCACGCAAAATATTGAAAGCGAAAATGATACAGCAAATAACGGTGAAAATGGTAGTGAAGAATATTCTTTTGCGACATGGGAGACTTGTTCGCAAAACATGGGAGATCATCCATGCAATTTCACTTTAACAGATCAAAATGGTAATGACGTATCTTTGTATGATTTTTATGGAGATACTATAGTTTTGGATTTTAGCGTAATGTGGTGCGGCCCTTGCAATAGTGCGGCTTCTGAGGTTCAAGCTGTTGCAGATGCGTATGAAAATCTTTCATATCTAACGGTCTTAATTGAAACACCCCAAGGTACTGCCCCTACGGTTGATGACTGTAAAGGTTGGGCAGATGATTATGGTATTTCAGAGCCGGTTCTTGCGGGTGATCGTTCGATAATTGATTACAGTTCAACATCCGGATGGAACATCACAAGTTGGCCGACCTTTTATTTCATTACAGATGAAATGGTTTTAAATACAAGTATGCGGGGATATAGCTCTTCTTATATTGATATGTTGATTCAAGACACCATGGGAGAATAATTGTTAAATGCAAAAGGAATTTTTTTAAGTTTATTATTAATTTTAACAACTGGTTGCTCAGAACTTTTTAAAGAAAAAGAGGGTGACTTTGAACTTTCATGCGCTAGATGGGGCGAGACAATTACCTTGTGCGAAGAGGATGTCGCAACAGACCCATTAACGGGACATATAAAGCTTTATTATTTTCAAGATGATCCATATTATGACACAACATTATTTCTATGTGGAGCAAATTTAGAATTAAACACAGGTCATCTCATCAAAGATGCCATGGCCGCTCGTGCAACTGAGAACGAATTACTTTGCTCAAATGCAGAGGAGGATGACCTAGAGTGGGGGTGGGAAACAGAGACCTGTCTGAATGTAGTTTGGGAAAATTTATATTTAGAATTAGAAATACCAAAATGCTCATATGATGACAGGCTTTGTGTAGTTAAAGGCTTTGGATATATTTCTGTATAATAAATATCACATATTTTTATTACATGCTAATTATTTAGACATAAAGTGTTAGTATTTGTTAAGTTCTTAAAAGTTAATTTATTTATAATTATTATTTGGAGAACGTAATGAAAGCCTGTAGAGAAAATTTAAATAAGCTTAAAGCTTTATGCGATGATTTAGAAGATCGCGACGAACAATTAAAAATTAACGCCTCAACGCTGTGGGATATATTGTTAAATATTCAGGAGGCGAAAGATGCCCTTGGCGAAATCTCAGTAGAAAATAGGGAAAATCAAAATAATATCAATACAGTTATTGAAAGATTGAATGGAATATCCAGCTTAGTTTCGGAAAGAGGATGCAAGAAGGTTGTTGAAGATGGCGGATAATCATCAAAATGGTTGGAATGAATATTCTAAGCTTGTGCTCAAAGAACTTGAGTCGCTTGCTGATAGCCTTGACAATCTAAACACACAAATACAAGAATTAAAGCAAGAGATAATTGAGATAAAAGTAAAAGAAGATCGCATTGACGAATTAAGAGCCTGGAAAGAAAAGATGGACGACGTGTCTTCTCCAACTCAATTAAAAGAGCTTATTGCAAAGGTGGATGATCTTAATTCTTTTAAGACAAAAGCTATTGGCGTATTTATAGCTGCTCAATTTATGATGGGCGCTATTTTGTGGATTCTAAAAGTATTTTAAAATAATATAAATATTTGGTATAATTTTTATAGCTATGATTAAGGCTGTAAAAAAATACCTAAAAGATACATTTGCTTTAAGGGCCGGTGAGGTTAGCGATTATTTGTGGGCTATCTTCGGAACAATATTGATGGCAATGGTTCCAATGTGGTTCAGAAGCCCCTTGATTGATGAGTCTGTAAAGGAAGTCCCAGACGGACTGCAGCCTTGGTATGAGGTGATCATGGGCCCTCAGACTTATGACTTCTATTTAATATTATTATCAGTATGCATTATAACTCCAATTTTAGAAGAGCTTTTTTTCAGAGGAATTTTTTGGAAGCTTTTAAAGAAATTTTCCGATGAAACTTATGCTTTCTTTTTAACAAGCATTTTGTTTGCATTTGCCCATGTAGATCCAGAACATATTGTTGGTGTTTTTCCAATAGGAATATACATTGGATGGCTTAGACTTCGGTCAGATTCAATATTTCCATCTATATTAGCTCACGTTATAAACAACTCTATTGTGTGCTTTTTGTTGCTAAATCTATAATCGGCTAATAATTTTCCTATAAACAGGAGGAAAGCCGAATGAAGCACAAAGCATACCTATTTCTTTTTCCGTTAATATTGGCCCTTTTGCTAATTCCTGCAAACCAAACAAATGGTATTGCACAAGAAGCTGGATCAAGCGAAGAGCCTGTTGCGACCACGGGCGAAGACACAAGCGCAAGTACAAGCCCAAGCCTAAGTGAAAATGTAAAAAAAGATTTTGAAATAGAATTGGCATCTATGTCAAGAATAGAAGTCGCAACCAGGAATGCTTCTGTGAAAGTTTCAACACAAAGCGGGGGTCATGGGTCTGGAGCATACTTCTTGTTTGAAGGGCATCATGTGGTTTTTACTGCAGCACATCTAACTGATGATAGTGGTATTTATCTGGTTACTGATCAATGGAATAATGCCAGGCTTGGGGTCTTGGTGCATAAGGATTCACAGAGGGATTTTGCAATAATATTGATTCCAGAGTTTAAAAAAATTAAACCTTTAAAGCTTAAACTTCCGAGATATGATATAGAAGATAGAGTTGGATCTGAATTGGTATTTTCTGGATATCCAGCTCAACATAGCTTGACAACAATCCGAGGATATATGGCCGGAACCGAAGGAGATAACCTTATAATGCATGCAGCAGCATGGATGGGATCATCTGGATCTTGCGTGTTTGATAAACATGGAAACTTGACAGGTATATTATTCGCCATAAGTGTTGGTAGTTTTAGAGAAGGTCCGGTATTAATGGAGGATATGGTTTGGGTTTTACCTTCGTCTAAAATAGATTGGGAAGCAGCAAGAAATTCTGTAATAGCATTAGACTAAAAATACTAATAATTTTTATAGAAAATAGAGACTTTAATTATGTTAGAAAAACTTATAAATTTAGCAAATGAATTAGACCAAAGAGGCTTGATCAAAGAAGCTGGAAAGGTTGATGATATTATGGCTACATTAACAAAGTTGGTTAATGGCCTGGAAGGCGTAAGTGGGGACGCTCCAGAGGAAGATGCTCCAGAAGAAGATGCTCCAGAAGAAGACGAGCAAGTAGAGTTTAATGGAGAAAGTACGGAGCATTTTGACATATGTCCTGGAGCGGTTAAGGCTTTTAAAATGCTTAGAGAAGAAGTAAAGAATGACGGAGTAGATGAGGACTCTATAGATATAGCCTTGGAGGCTCTTGGGGAAACTGATGAACTACTTGGTTTGGAAAAGGAAATTCTTAAAGAAAAATCTGCAACACAAGATGAGTTGAAAAAAGCTCTTGAGCTTTCGCATAATATAGCATATAAGGCTGGGGTTCTTTCGCAAAAATTAGATTCTGATCTTTCAGATGATTTTGGATTTTTAGGCATGCATGTAGAGGCTATCTCTGATCATGTTGATAATAAAAAAGATTAAAACAATATAGGGATTAATATTATGAATGCAAAAATAGAATTAATATGGTTGGCAGATAAACTTGACAGAGCAGGCATGACTGCAGAGGCAAATACTGTGGATATGATTATAAGCAAAACAGCAGAAGGTGAGGAGACTAAAATATTTCCAGATGAGCCAGACTCAGGTACGGAGCCAGACTCAGGTACGGAGCCAGATGATTTAACGGATAAAGGTGGAACATCTTCAGAAACAACTAGTGATATTGCAGCTATATTGGCAGCCATACAAGATATAGATGATTTGGGAGAGGTGGTTTTTCAGGCACTGCATCGGCCGGGTGCCGCTGCTGAGCCGCCCCTTGTTGGCATGGCAGGTCCGCAGCCGGTAATTGAAGATGAAGAAATTCATGAAAAAGTTACATCAAATCTTCTCTCTATGCATCAAGGGCTAGACAGCCTAAAGGCTCTTGTGAACAACCTAGATCATTCTGGCCCTTGCCCACCATGCCCTGATCCCGAACCTCTAGACCCTGAGGATCCAGAAGACCCAGAGGATGTTGGCGGACGATATAGTGGCCGAGGCGGAGTAAACGTAACGCAAACATTGGAAAATATAGGAAATACTTCTGGAGAATTAACCGTAAATGCTTCTTACAAATATGTAAATCGATTTGAAGATCTTTTAGACGATTAATGGTGCAATATGAGTGCAAAATGTATGATAAATTAGAAAAAATTAATGCACTAGAAGATAACTTGGAGGATTTTGCAGAGGATTTTGCAGAGGATTTTTTAGAAGACTTTGTAGAAGATGAGGCAAGGGATATAACCGACAAGTTTGACTTAAAAGATGAAGAGGCTCCCAATCTTGAAGTAAGAGTTAATGAAGCTTCCTGCCCAAAGGCTAGGTTGACAAAGCTTAGTTCTTTTCTTAAAAAGAATAATTTTAGAAAAGAAAGCTATGAAGTTCTAAAGCTAGCAAATATTTCAATCTTAGATGATGGAAATGAATTAAAAGAAAAGCTAAAAAGAGAGGCTTTAAACACTCTTGCCGAAGAATATTCTGAAAACTTTGTTGATTGGAATTACGATACAGACTTTAGAGAGTCTATCTTTGAGCTTGGTTTTTCCGATCTAGAAAAGCAATTTGCGCAATTAATGGATGACGGATTAGCTTCTTTGGAGGACTTAAATATGGATGAAGCTTCAGAGGTTTTGTGGGCAGCATCGGGATTAACTCCCGAAGGCCATCATGATTTTGATAATAATCTTATTTCTTTGCAGGATTATCAAAATGAAGATTTAAATCGTCAAACAGAGCGTCCAGGAAGAGGTGAGGTATTAGAGGTAAGGGATGAAATCGCTAAAAAGTTTTCTGAATGGGTTGAGTACCGGGAACCAAATCTTGAGTCATTAGAAGATTTGGAGTTTGAAGATTTATTAAATAAAATAAAAACAGACCTTCCAAACTTAAGTGGTTCAATGAGCACTATCTATGAAGAGTGGGAAGAGTTTTTAGACTCTATTCCAGATGATCAAAGACAGCTTTTTGAAGACGAAAGCTTTTCCGTTCCAGAAGAGGTGCCCTTATACGGCGATACCTCCTCTTATGAAAAAGAAGAGCCAGTAGGAACCTCTGGTGATCTAGAAAGGCTTGAGGAAAAACGCTATGGTCAAGGCTATGAAGATTTGCAAGATTATATCTAGAGGTTTAGATGAAAGACTGTTTGTTAAAATTAGCAAGTTACTTGCAAAAAGAATCTCATGATACTGAGTTTTTATATTTAGAAGATTTAATAAAGACTGCAGCAGAAAGAGATGCTAAATATTTATCTGGAATCAACCTAGGTGCTTTGAGGAAAGAGTTTCCAAAGAAAGAAGGAGAAGAGCCTAGAGAGTATTATAGAATGCTTAATCAATTGGCTGCGAATGGTCCTTACTTTTCTTCAAAAGCAATAGAGTTTGTTCGAAATAATATAGATGAAGATTTAATTCCAGCAAATAGAAAAGAGTTTATTAAATGGTTAGCGACAGAGCTTAATAAAGCCAGTGATAGGCAATACCCAGATGTAAATGACATAGCCATGATAAAGGATTGGCTCTTGGGCTCTGGGTGGCCAGAGGGTGAGGCTATAGTTTTGGCAGATCTCGATTTGGAATATGCTTTGATGGCGTCTAAAGAGTGGCACGATGCTCCTGCCGGCCCTGTTGTTGCAGCCTCAGAGGCAGAGAAAAAGGTGATATACTCTTTTAGCAATGGCAGCAAAATTGTTTATGAACCTATTGCGTCTGTAGATCCAGTTGCAAGAAAAAAGCTTGGACAAAAGCTAGGCCTTTGTCTTCGGCAGGGTTTATATTCAAATGATGAACAGGGTGAGATTTATTCTATAAGATCTCCAAATGGAAAGGCGGGTGCTTGTATAAGGATAGAGAGAAATGCTGTAAAGGAGATAAAGGGCCCGGGCAATCACGCCTCTTCCGTTTCTATTCCAAATTCAAAAATGATAAAAGAATGGCTAAAGGAAGGCGGCTATAGCTTTTCGCACTTGGGTCAAACAGATTATAACAGGATGCCACCAACCTCCTGGAAAGAAGCCAAGGAGGTTTGGAATAAAAGTCGTGCTGATTTTATAAGAAAAGGATGGTTTAGAGGTTATAGGGAGGAGTTTAAGCCAGAGCTGATAAATACTTTGAAATTTATATTTTCTGAATACAGAGGGAAAGAGCACAATAATGATCGCTATTTGTTAAGCGTACTCTTAAAGGAGCGAGTTCATCATGTATACTCAAATGAGTTTGCCAAACATCTTGATGATATTGCAAGAGATTATCCTGAATTATACTTGCTCAACAATCTTCCAAAGACTTATTCTAGCACAGCCTTCTCAGAAGCCCATGAAGAGGCTGTTGACAACCTTACAGAGATGCGTCCAAATAAGATAATTGATTATCTAAATCCAAAACATAATTGGAGAGGGAAAGTCTTTGATGACAATATAATGGATATGATCAAAAAAAGAGAAGAAACCGCTGTACATAAAATTGTAGGAATGTCAGAAAAGATTTTGTTAGACGATAGGAGCTTGGGGTGGAACAGTAACGAGTCTGGCGGGAATGATTGGATGATCATGTCTTTGTTTAAGAATTCTTATATTTTGAAAAAATATCCAGATTTAGCAGAAAGTATTGCTGAAAACTTTGGAGGATTGGACGCACATTCTGGATCGCCTTATTCTTTCCCTGAAATTGTAAAAGGAGCTGTAGACAGCAGGCTGTATAGAAGGGGTGGAATATTTAAAAGAATAGTTGATGAAGCTGTTAGCAATATAGAAAAAGAATTAGAAGAGCCCGACTCATTAAAGAGGGAGGACGACGACCAGCCTGAGGATGATCTTGAGGCTGGATCTCGGGGAGGTGGGTCAGATGAGCTTCCGGCGAGTGCGGATGAATTTAACGTCGATCCTTCCAGCGGGGCTGAGCCCGAACAAGGGGTGAGGACGGATCCAGGTTCATTTTTTCGTCTTGGTTTGCATATGACAAAGGAATATAAGCACTTAACAGATTCTGTTGCAAAAAATATAGTTGATAATTTTGATGGAACAAAGCATATGCAAGTAGTTCCTGAATGGAATAGGATCGTAAGGCTGAAGGGGGTATCTGATGAAACAAAAAAGAGGATAGCAAATTTATATTTAAACGATACATTATCTTCGCGTTATGGTTCTCGTTATGGTTCTAATTACTTGAGAAATAGGCTTTTTTATAAAAATCCATTATTTTTAGAAACTACAATAAGAGCTATTAAATCTACGGATCTTTTTAGAACTTATGCTGGTCGCCGTGATGTTGAACGAAATTCTCAAGTTTCTAGAAAAAAGGAAAATCCAGAAAGATATGGCCATGGAACAATGACTCTTCCAGATGTTCGTGGCAATATTAACTCTTGGTCTATATTTAGCTTTTTCCCCAGATTAATAAAAGAAACAGAGGGCCTAGTTCCTGATGAATTGACCCATGATATGAGAGAGGCTATTGTTGATGTAGCTAAAAAAGAAGACTTAAAAGATGATTATGCTACTAGTGCTTTCTTGAGAAAAGCAACATCAAGAAAAAACTTTCCAGAGTTATATAAATTTATAATTAAAAATACTCTTCAAGATAGATGGCGATCTCTTTTTAGTTCTTTGCAAAAATTAAACGAAGAACGACATCCGACCCGGCACTTGCAAATGCATGTTTTGGGGAATATGATATGGGACCTTAAGCACTCAGTTAGAATGCTTCATTTGATAAGAAAGCATGATTTGCATTCCGAGCTAGAGGATCTTCCAAAGTTTATTCGTCTATTTGGGAAGGTTAATTATACATTGGCAGTTAAATTAAAGGAATATATTAAAAATACGATTGAAAATAATCTTAATCCAGATAACTACAATGATCAGGTCCTTAAACATATAGGGGTTTTGAGAATGTATATTAACTTTGGATGGCATAAGCCTAACTCTTCTTATAGCGAAAAGTTATCTCGTGCAATTGAAGAGGTTAGCAAGTCTTTGTTTCCAGCAATTAAAGAGATATACGAAAAAGAACTTGAAGAAAAGAAAATGTCATTATGGAATATCTTCGGCCCCAGAGCCGATGTTGATAAGCTTTTGGCTAAATATTATTACAATGATCCTGACTATCCGGAAAGCCTCGTCTTTAAAGACGAAGAGTTTATAGAATTCTTAAAAGAGGAGTTGACAAAATTAGGTGGAGAAAATCCGAAAGCTAAAGAGGAAGTTTTTGCAGAGTTTATTTATGGATTTATGTACTGGTCTATTTCGACATTTAATGAGATGGGCGAAGAGGCTGCGATTCAAGAAGCAGATGTCGAAAATTATATTGAACAAATGAAAAACATTTGGCCCAAGCGAACAGGGCTTGGATATGATGAATTTTTTAAAAAAGGATTTAGCCTAAGAGATCAATGGGAACGCACAAGCTATGATGGCCCTTGGAAACCCGTTCCTTATGATGAAGAAGAGGTAGAGCAGCAGTTATCTAAAGATTATATGAGCGAATATTACGAAGATTTAAATGAACCAGAACTTGATATGGAAGAGCCTGATGTCCAAAGGGTTCTAGAGCAAGAGCCGCAAGAAGAGAAGCTGGGAGTCTCTGAGGAGTCCCGGGAAGATACGGTGTGGAGGTCAGAGCCTTTGGATGATTCAGAAGAGGAAAAGAGAGCTAGGGCTAGAAAGCTTTGGATGCTTAGCAAATTTGCTATTTAGCTTCTTCCTCAAAGGTATCGCGTAAATATTTAACTACCTTTAAGATATCTTCGTCTTCAAATAACCAACTATATGCTGGCATCATCCCCTTGCCATTCTTTATAGATAATAATAATTCTTCATCAGACTTTGCCAGTCTTGTTTTGTCTTCAACAAAGCTTGGACACATTCCGCTGCCTTGACCTTCGTCGCCATGACATCCTGCGCAATATGTTTTATAGATTTGTTTGCCTGTCATATCAGAGGCGAAAGAGGGTGTTGAGAAGAAGACCGCAGATATGGCAAAAAGATTTATCATTTTCTAGCGGTTTTTAATAATTGATTTACCTTATTAATTCTTGATCGCTTTTCCCATGTTTCATCGTCTTCATCAAACCAGGTCCAGCCACTGCCTTCGTCGTCTTCGCCGCCGCTTACTCCGCAGCTTGGGCAGGGATCTCCAGGGCTATCAAGTTGGTGAAAAGATTCTCCACAAGAATGCTTCCAGCCATACGGATCGCGATGCTCTTCCTGCTCTTCCCGTTCTGGCTTGAGCTTCTTCCATAGATCCCTCATGTCCATGCGGCCAATATTTGAAACAACCGTTGCGGCCATTTCTTCAGGCAGTCCGCTTGCAACTAATGCATCAAATATGTTTTGTTGAACCTGCTTGTCCGGATCGTCGTGCATTGCAAGCTTCTGTAGTTTGGAAATTTTTTGTAGTCTATTCACTTTACACTCCCCATATCCAATATCCAGCGCCTAGTCCTAGTGCGAATGAACATAGTTTGGCAATAGTAAATAAAACATAGTCTTCTAGGTCTCCATTTAGCATTGCCAAATCTTTCCATTTTGCAAATGTAGATTTCATTAAGTCCTTTGGTGTGCTCATCATACTATCTCGTTATCATATTGATTTATTTTATTAGTAGGCATAAATATCATTTTTTATTCTTTGGCTTTAAGGTTTTGATCATAGAGCCTAGATCTTTCGCCTCTTGCTTATGTTTTCTTTTTTTCAAAGTTTTAGACAAACGCTTTAAGCGACGTTCTACTTTTTCCAAGTAGTCACCTTCGTAATCATGATTTCTTCTAAAGAAATCAAATTCTGGCTCGCCCTTTTCATTTTTACTTTTTAGATTAAATTTGCCAGGAGCAAAGTGAGCTTGTCTTTTGAAATACTTTGGATCATTTTCTATTTTACAAATCATTGTAGATAATTCACTTTCCGACATATCGTCGAGATGCTTCTTCTCGGTCAGCTTGTGCGATGCTTCCATAAAATTATCATCATCGTCCCATACTATATCTGCTTTATCCGCAGCCTTGTGAACATCTTTGGGTGTAAGTTTTTCTTTTGACATTTTATTGCTCTATATATTCCTTTAACATTAATAGTCAATAATTTTATATATTTATTATAAATCACTTTTAATTATACTTACACTTAGTATTATTAAAATAGAAGGATTAAATAAAATGATTAATACAAAAAATATAATTATAATATTGTTTGCAATGCTTGCCGGATGCACTTCAAGCTCAAATGATAAAAACCTTGACGATGTTGCTGATGTTCCGGAAGATACGGTAACTGTGGTTGACGACGATGATTCTGCTGTGGACACCTCGGGAGATGATGACTCGGGAGATGATGACGACTCTGCTGTGGACACCTCGGGAGATGATGACGATTCCGCCGTAGATACGGGCACAGGAGACGATCCAGGGTCTTCTATTCACGGAGGTAGCCCAACCCCTGTAACGTGGACAGACTGCGATCAGTGGCCAGGCAGCCACCCTTGCGACTTCTCTCTTACAGATCAGTATGGTGATACGTTTACTCTCTATGATAATTATGACACAGTAATGGTATTAGACTTCTCAACCATATGGTGCGGTGTATGCAAAAACATAGCTGGTGATGTTCAGACCCATCAAGACACTTATGGCCCACAAGGATTTTTATGGGTGACTGTTTTGATTGAAGATGCTCAAGGCAATGACCCTGACGAAACGGATATACAAGATTGGGCGACTACATATGGAATAGTGGATTCGCCAGTTCTTGCTGGAAATAGAGCAGACTTTGTTGACTTAACCGGAATGACAGGATATCCCATATCTGCTTGGCCAACACTTGTTGTTATTGATAGAGGCATGGTATTGACCAACGGTCTCAATGGTTGGAACGAAGACGTTATATTAGGCTGGGTTGAAGACGCTCTCTAGAAACGTTTAGAGAGCTCAAGGCTTGCGGAAAACTCCCACCATAAAAAATATATGGTGAAGTTTACAACTTTATTTCTAAACATATTTGATCCCGCATGTAAAGTTACACCCAATCCAAACTGATGACTCTTATAGGTTTTTATTCGCGGAGTGATCATTTTATATAACTAATGATTCTTTTTTAAAACCATTAGTATTTAACCATACAGATAACTTTCTTAGCTTGTCCATTATCTTTCAAAGCCTATTTCATCATCTTTAACGTCATCGATTTCAGATATTAATAAAGAGATAATTTTTTTCATAACATAACCTATTGTACGTTGATAAAGTACATTATATTTATCACGTTTTAACTATAAATAATAATAGTTGATCATTAAGAAGAGAAGCTTGTGAATAAGCCCATTATAATTGCAGTTATACTTTTTATCTTAGGAAATACACTGGCTTGGTTTCAAGCTAATTCTCAATTCTTATGGAAGTGGTGGTATGATCATCCTTTCTTGACTATATTTATGTACTCCATACCAACATCCATGGCTTTCTATTTTGGCTGGCGCTATGCCGTAGAGGCTACAGGTTCATTATGGTCCGCAAGGATGTTGGGTTTTGGCGTATCAACAATAATCTTTGGAGCAATATCATATTTGTTAAAGGGAGAGGGTATAACTACAAAGACGGCAGTATGTTTATTGCTATCTATTGCTATTATTTTAATACAAGCATTATGGAGGGAGTGACATGTCTTATTCGGATAAGGTTATAGATCATTTTGAAAATCCCAAGAATGTAGGTTCGTTTGATAAAGACGAAGAGGGAGTCGGAACAGGAGTCGTCGGCGCGCCTGCCTGTGGTGACGTGATGAAGCTTCAGCTAAAGATCAACAGCAATGGTGTTATCGAGGATGCCAAGTTTAAAACTTTTGGTTGCGGTTCGGCCATTGCATCTTCATCTTTTATAACAGAGTTGGTAAAAGGATTGAGCAAAGATGAGGCAAAGGATATTAAGAATTCAGTAATTGCTCAAGAGCTTTGCCTGCCGCCGGTCAAGATACATTGTTCTGTACTTGCCGAAGATGCGATCAAAGCTGCGGTTAAAGATTGGGAAGATAAAAATGTTCAGCTTAGTATAGTTGCAACCAAATGAATGCGATCTTCTTCGCCGCCATTGATTGCCGTATGATATTTTATTGTATTCATAAAATAGATTGATCCGTCAGCAGGCATGTTCGTTGCAAAATTTTCAACGACAGTTAGTGCTCCGGGATTTGTTAATATGGGGATGTGAATTCTTGGCTCTGGATCTCTGTGCCAACTCAATGAAGTCCTAGGCTTTAGTTTTAAAATTCTAACTCGACCAATTTTATAATGCTCACAGAGTGTTTGATATACTTCAAAGTAATAAGTATTTTTTGCTTCTTCTAAGAACTTTGTATAACTTGATTCGTCAACATACTTTTCTCGTTGCTCTTCAGCGCCGGAGGCATTAGGCTTTGTCCAAAATATGCCTCTAGCATCATCCTCTGAGCCATCTGCTGGCCTGGTTAGGCTTATGCCATATACAGCGCCTTCCTTGTATTGAACAGCTGTATAAATTGTTTTTAAGTCTTTTTTGAGTTTGTTTATATTGAAATATAAATCATCGATGGGATGAATATCATCATTGAATCTATCCATTGATAATTATTATTTATTTAATATAATTTTATCAAGCTCATCAGCTTCTTTCGCAAGACCACGATTGTCTAATTCATTTGCAATCTTGGCTAATTCATTAATAAAAGATGCTTCGGCTAATGGAATTGTTGGAGGAAACATTCCAAACTCTGGATCTCCGGGCTTTCGTGCGCCCCATCCAAGATACTCTGAAGGTTGGCCGAATTCTTGCTTGATGTCTTGATATACATCATCCGGCAAGTCTATTTCCGCTAAGGCTCCTTGCCCCAGGTATTGGTCAGTTAGTATATTCATTTCGTTCTTGAACTTGTCTAAGTTGGCAACAACTTCTGCAACTTCTTGCAATTCTTCGTCAGACATTTCAGAGAAATTTCTTTCACGAATTATTTTTAATGACTCTTCAATTTTGTTAATGGTATCTTGAAGGTGAGTCAAATCCTCTTCGGTCTCTTCTCTATCTAGCTGCTCAAGAAGAGCCTCCATAGCGTCTCTGTCTTCGGGAGACTTTTTGTCAAACATACTACCTGCTGTTTTAATCATTTTAATCCCTGCCATATAATGAGTCAAGATGCTTTTTGCGAAGTTCATCACGATGTATTTGATCATTAACTTGAATACGAATAAATTCTAATCGCTTTTCGGCCGCTGCTCTGGCGGTTATAATGCCAAGCATAGCTATTACCGATCCGATGAATAATAATATGATATCTGATGCTTCCATGTTTTTTACATTAAAATTAGTATATATTTATTCTACAAAATTTAGTTATATAATTTTTGATTCCTGCAAAACTCTTTCGATACCGGATGAATCTTTCTTCGTTATGTAATTATCCATATGAGTAATTAATTCTCGCTGAGAGACATCCATGATATTCCCCAAAAATTCAACAAATTGCGCTCTACCTTCTTCGTTATCTTCTATACTTTTTACATATTCAAAACTATTCAAAGCATGAAAGGCCATTCTGTGTGCAACAATTTGACCAAAAGACATACTCCCAATGTTTGGAACCTTGCTTAAATCAAAGCCCCGAGCTAATCTGGCTCTATTCTCATTTGTAGTAAATCCAGAAAAATTATTTTTTAAAGAAATAACATTATTATAAAATTGCCTAAGAAACTTTGGATGAGCATTTGCAAAATAAATCTTAAGAGTGTCTTTTTCATCAAAGAGTGAACCTGCAAGATAATTGAGATTTATTCCCGGATTAAACTTTAAGGCTCTAATGTAAGTTGGTGAGTTACTTTCTTTCAAAACTCTGTTTGTTTCTCCAGAATATTTAACTACTTCTAAAATCCACCTTAGATAGTTTTTAACACCCTCTAAGGCAATAGAGTGATCTTTTTTCGCCTCATCTGTTAGTTCGAAAGAGAAATACAAATCTTGTTTTAATTTAATCCCATTTAACTGCCGTCTAGCAGGATGTCTTCCGGCTTCATCCTTGGGATATTCAAATGTAACTTCAATATGTTCACTTGGATTTATATCAACAGTTGAAACGCCAGGAGTATTTTGCATTTTTTTCCAGTATTTTTTATTTTCTAAATTAAAATCACCAAGGCCGCCAGGGTCTACTTTTTCACTCCATTCTTTATATTCTTCTGATCCTTGAATTGCTCTTGTCAGCTTCCATTCGTTTTCAGAAAAATCAGAGTATCTTATAATTTTGTAAAAAGAGTCAGCTAAATTACTATGGTTAGGCGTATTCATTCTTTGTACAGTATTGAAAGCGTGGCGCATATGTTCCGGATGAAAAGATCCTAAGTTGCTTATTTTTACAAGATTATTTAAACTTATAGCATCTTTTTCTAATCCGTTTTTACATAGCCATCTTGAAAGTTTGTTTATTTTATCTATCGTAGTCATCTTCTAAGACCTCATAAGATGAATCTCTATAATCTGATGTTTCAATTATTACAGAATCCTCCAAAGCTTCAAGTCTATATGGACACATGGATGGAACAGATAATATCTGGTCTGGTTCAAGAATTCCTTGGTGCATATAATTTATATCTGTTGTTTTTTCATCCCCATATATAACAGCGATTTTGCCAGAGAGAAGATAGAAGGCCTCACTTTTTACTCTGTATCTCTTTAGAGATGTTCTATGACCTTTGTTAATCTTTATAATCTTTCCATGCATATAGCCAGCGCCAGACCACGAGCGCTCATTGCCCCATGGTTTTTCTTCAGTCTTTATGTCGCTTATCCAAGCTACCTTTCTGCTCATTAATCCATCCCTGTGTATATAAAGTAAATAATAATATGTTATTTACTCATCTTCTATAGGAATATTTTCTGATATTTTAATATACTCTTGAAGCTCTTCTGACCACATTAAATCATGTGTTAATGAATATTTTATAAGATCATCTGATTCTCGTCTCTTCTTCAGACTCCTGTAGTCTTCTAACATATAAACGTTATCAGGTTCTGGATCGGAATATACAGAATATTCTTTCCTGTATTTATCTAGGAGTTTTGTATATTTATTTCTTGTTCTCCATTGCTTTACCAGTAATGCAGAAACAAAAAGTGCGAATAATACAAATGCGGTAAGTAATATGTTTAATATAATCATGGGAATAATCTTGTTATATAGTACGATTTTATTCATAGGATTTTTGCTATTATCAAACCGTTGGAGAATTTAGATGAACAAAGATTATTATGAAATTCTTGGTGTTTCTAGGGGTGCAAGCGAAACAGAGATTAAGAAAGCCTTTCGAAAGCTGGCTCTTGAGCACCATCCTGATAGAAATCAAGAAGATCCCAATGCCGAAACAAAGTTCAAAGAGGTATCTGAAGCCTATAACGTGCTGTCGGATGTTGAGAAGAAACAAATGTATGATAGGTTTGGAACCTGCGACCCAGGCCCGGCCTTTGAAAGCCGTCAAGGTCCGAGATCAGGGTTTGGTGCATTTGAGGATATATTGAGAGGCTTTGGGTTTGGTAACTCATCAAGATTCAGAGGGTTTCATGAAGGCTCGTATAACAAGCCTAGGGGACAGCCTCAAAGGTCAGCACCAGAGGTTCAAATTACTGCAAGAATAACTTTTGAAGAATCTATAAAAGGAGTTAGCAAGCATATAGCTTTTGATTATAAAAACAACTGTAATGATTGCGAAGGCACAGGCGGAGAGCCCTCCTCTGGACATGTAAGCTGCTCCGACTGCGGTGGTTCTGGAAAAGTTAATTCTACGCATGGATATGTAACTATTCAGCTAACATGCTCTAAGTGTAGTGGGCGCGGCTGGGCATCGCGAAATTCATGCAAAACATGCAAAGGGTCTGGAAAGATAAGCTCAAAACACTCTATTGACCTTAAAATTCCGGCAGGAATCTTTAATGAAAATACCCTCAGGGTAAGAGGTAAGAAAAATAATGTCACGACCCTAGTAAGGATTCTGGTTGAGCCTTCTGATGATTTCATTAGAGACGGCAATAATATTTATTCAGAATTGGACATAACCATGCCAGAGGCTCTGTTGGGTTGTTCTAAAAAAGTTGGGCTAGTTAGAAAGGAGTATGTTGTTAATATACCAGAGTGTATCCAGCCAGGAACCAAGTTGAGAATAAAAGGAGAAGGGGCTACAGATGTTCGTGGCAAAAATCTTGGAGATCATTACATAATAGTTAATGTAAAGTTGCCAAAAGAATTGACAGATGATCAGAAAGAGTTGATAAAAAAGTTTAACCAAGATTAGGTTATAAATAATGCAGTTAACAAACTTTGAAGCCATCGTCAAGTCTTTGGTTTGGCGATTTTTGGTAGCCATACCAATGAGTTTGACCGTATGTTATTATTATACAGGAAACTTAGATATAGCTTTAAAGATGACGATTGTGGCCAATGTTCTGTCAACAGTTTTATACTATTTATTCGATATAATATGGTTTGGTAAGATAAGCCGTTACTTTAGGAAAAAGAATGTTAAATAAGCTTGAGCAATTGTTGAATATCATAGGGCAAAGAGGCATGCGGGATGAGTGTGTGCATATTTGTCATTTGGAAAAGATTGCTCAAACACAACAAGTAATGTTTCCCCCTTCTGTTATCCCTGATTCAGAAATTGTTTTTCACGCAGGAAGGGTAGAGCCAAACAGCTATCGATGTGCGGGTTGCGGAGAAACTTTTCATGAAGATGATATTCATGGGTTTTATCAAGAAGAGTCTCTTGATGACAGTGATTTAGATGATGCCCCAATATATAAAGAAGAGTTTCCGGAAACAGAATATAATCCAGACCGGATGATGCCTAATCATGATAAAGAAATTCCAAAATTATTGGGAGATTTTTTAATAGAAATACGAAAGTTAATTCAAGTCTTAAACAGGATGCCTCCACAGGTTTTAGATTTTGAAATGGGAATAAAGATATTAAATCGAGCTGAAGATGGGCTGGTTGACACTGAGACTCCTCCAACTCCTGTAAAAGCAAGGATTAAAATTGATGATATTTCTCAAATTAAAATGGAAGATATCATGGGTCTTGGCCCATATCATTCTTGGAATTATGAGAGAGTGATAAGCCAAGGGTTTATGCTATATATTAACGGAGAAGAAGTATCTTTAGATCAAGTCAAAATAATAAGTCGTGATGATTGGACGAATATAAAAGATGCAACGAAACAAAAGGTAGAAGCTTTATATAAAACTTATTTAAGCGAAAATATAGATGATATAAGGGCGAAGCTTGAGCAGATCGGGGATCAGATCAGGAGCTACAAAGCTGTACTTCCAAATTATATCAGAAACATCATTAAAAATATATCTGAAGGTAAAGATGTTTCAAACCCTGATCGTCTATCTGGCGACCTGCACTTAAGAAGCACGCATCAAGCTCTGCAGGATCTGCAGGGGGTTGGAAGGCGAAATATGTTTGGTATATTTTTATTTGCAATAACCACAAGACAGATGTCAGGAAATGATTATGTTAATCATTTAATAGAACAAAAAATGCTTTATGGAAGCCAGTTTGTTATGCAGCTTCAAAGTGCTGCAGATAGGTATGAAGTAATTTTAAATATACTTAATTTATACATTGATCAATTAACACCAGAATCTGAAGGGCGTGCTCCGACAATTAAGTCACCAGTATCAGGAGGCTATTCCGGCTTCGCTCAGGCCGAAAGGCTTGTGAAGTATCCTGTATGCGAAGAGTGTGCAGAAGATCTGCTAGATAAATGCGATGACTGCTGGGAAGAATACTTGAGAGAAGATTTAAAGTATTTAAATACAGCGGGGAATCCAATATGCGAAGGATGCGTCGAAAGTTACTATGGATGCGAAGAATGTGGAGAATTGGTTCATGCCAATGAAACTCACGCAACAGAGGATGGCGATATTTATTGTGAAGGTTGCTACGAATCAGTTATGGGAGCGGATGAAGAGGCGGCTACAGAGCATTTGGAAAACGCTTTACGAGGCGGTGTTCTTGGCTTAAATACTCCACGAGAAACTGGTGGACAAACCCAGGTGGGTTTGCTGCCGGTTCCTGCATCGCTATTAAGCAGAGCCATTCCGGTCTTTAGAAGGTTAAAATTAAATGATTTAAAAAATCTTGCGAATACAGAGTGGACAACGCACGGGCCGGCACTAGAGGGGGTCGTGAAAAAGCTTCAATCGCAAGGCTTGTCAAATGAAGATGCATTACTTTTAACTTGGCATGCTCAAAAGTTTATGGCAAAACAATTTTCATCTGATCATGAGTATAGCATTGATCAGTATCAAAATGAAATGAATAATTTTCTCGAAAGTGTGCAATCACAGGTAAGTTCTACAAATTCATTTTATGATACCTATCCATTAACAACTAAGGATGCAGATGGGAATGTGGTGACTGTCAAAAGAGAATCCGAATCAGGAGGCAAAAGCAAAAGGCTTGAAGCAATAAGAAGGTTTACTCCAATTGGTGTAGATTATAGCGTGACGAAATCAAGGTATAATGACATTCCAAGCTTTACAATCGTTATGGAGCCATCGGCCGCCATGATTAAATCGTCAGAAATATTATTTGGCCGAGAGGGCCCAAAGGCTTGGGATACATTATCTGTTAGAGGAACTCAGCATCACTCTGGAGCTATCGCCTATGCCAGAATATCAAAGGTTGATGGCGAAAGCTATGTTATTAACAATCTACAGAGAGATGCAGATATTTATAATCTTGGAAAAGAAACTTTAAAGCATTATAAGGAATCAAATCCACCTCTTTATAACGCTATCAAATGGTGGGATAAAAAGATAAAGTTTTGGCATGTTCAGTTTTTGCTAACCCTAACCGAATTTGCAAAAGCTCAAGGAGAAGCAATCTTTTTAACACCATTTGATGTGCAAAAAAGAAAATGGGGGCGCATTCCCGATAGAAACAAAGATGCATACAGTACAATACCGGGAGAGATGAGCGTTGCGAATAGAGCTTCTCTGGAGGAGTTTTATGCTGATAGAGAAGAGGAAGAGCGAAACGATATAATAGAAGAGGAGCTTTTTCCAAGAATGGAACACTATGATGGAGCGGCCGAATCTGTTGGGTCGGGAGAAGATTTATGGAGATTGGCAGAAAATTTTGAAAGAAAAAGGCTATTAAATAAAATAGCATCCATAATAAGTTAGAAGGTTGATTGTGCCGATATTTTATAATAAAAAAATAATATTTGTTAGAATTCCCAAAACAGCAAGCCTAAGTATGTACACCTCTATAATTGATGCAGGAGGTTTAGAGTGGGATGTTAACTTTAGGAGCAAATCCTCGAAGCCGGGGCCTCTTCATGAAAAGATTACCGAAATAAAAGGCCGGCTTAAATCGGATCTTTTTGATGATTTTTTTAAGTTCGCGTTTATTAGAAACCCTTGGGATTGGTTTTTATCTTGGATCGTTTATAAGCAAACTTTAAATAAATATAAAACATTAAAGCGTTTTGATTTTAACGAATGGGTAGAAGAAATAGGCGCAGTTATAGAGTCAAGGGGTGGCGAATATTGGACTCCAGGGCTAGAGTTTACAAAGTATATAGTTGGCGAAAAGCCAATAGGGTGCAGCTTTCAAAGCTGCAGGTCGCACATGAGAGGTGAGTGCGTATGCCTTGTGAAGAATAAACAGTATGAATATATATATGATAAAGATAAAAACCTATTGGTAGATTTCGTCGGCAGGTTTGAAAATATAGAAGAGGATTGGGCCTTCGTAACGTCAAAGGTTGGGTTAAAAGACAATCTTGTGCATTTGAACAAATCAAATCACAAATACTACAGAGAAGTATATACAGACAAAACAGCAGAGATAGTTTATAACTTATTTAAAAAAGATATAGATTTATTTGGTTATAAATTTTAAAGGTATTTAATAATATTAAATATTTAGTTACAGCGAGTTAAAATATGATTGCTTATATTAGATTAAAAGACATTTTGGATATACAGACCAACTTTGAAGATGCCAATTTTTGGATCATCCGCAAGGGCGATGCCAAGAAGGTCGGAGAGCCGACCAAGAGCTTTAAGTCCAGTCACATCGGTTTCCGGCTGAATGATGTTGGTAGATCTATTCTTGATCCCAATTATCTCTATTATCTTTTCGTCTACCTTCACGGCCAGGGGGTCTGGCACCAAATGGCCAAAGGGTCATTGTCCTTGCAACATATAACTGTTTCTGACGCGAAAAATTTTTCAATACCTGTGGAGGTTCCCGAAAACTTCGGAGACTAAACGATGATGAATAGAGCAAGCCAAATACAAGAGCTATTACTCACCGCCTACGGCGGTTTGGAAAAAGATGCTATGGCTATGCGTACCACAACTCCGGGTGGCAAAGAGCTTGATATAAAGATGGGGGATGATAATGGTGATTGGGTATATATCTTAAAGCTTGAAAACCTGGATGAATCGCAAAGCCCTCCGGTGCAGATTGTGGATGAGAATGGAAAGCCAAAATATAATTGGTATGTTGGCGAGACAAACAATGTAGGACGCAGATGGCTTCAGCACAGGGCTGTTTTTTATTATAATGAAGAAATAGAAAAACGTCTTGCCGAGCTAAAGCTGATGAGAAAGAAGTTAAGTCCTCGTGATTATAATGAAATGAGATCTGTGGTTGCGCGAGAGATAAAGCTTTTTAGAAACATAATTGAAGATATCGATTCTGCCGAAGATGGCTTTGATATTTCCGCAACATCCTGTGGGGCCATTTGGACGAGGGCTCATAGGCCTATAGAGATTTTTTATTTAGAAAACCTAAACCTCAGAAGTCCAGATACGCCACCTTGGGACAAAGAGGATGGCAGAGTAAGAAGGAACTTGAGAATCGAAAGAGAACAAGACCTAACGATAATGCTTTATAATCTGGTCGGAACAAGATTTGTCAGAGGCGTATCCGGTGGCCAGTGCTCTTTGGAGCAAGCTCCTTGGATTCCGATAAAATGGCCCGGTGCTCAAGCAGGCAGCAACCATCCTGAAAATATAGAAAGAGCATTGGCAAGCGAATATGATGATGAAATGAAGGATGTGGCCGCAGGCCTAACCTCTTTTGATACAGAGAATTTAGAACCAGAAGAAGATTCATACTTGCGAAGAAAGATCAGAGGAAACTTGGTCGGAAGAGTCAAAAGAAGGTCTGATAGCGGAGCGAGAAGGCAAGAGAATTTTATGTCTGTAATCAGAAGAATCAACGACAAATATGTTGACAACATAGAAGAGGAGTCTTTAGAAGAGTTTGTTTATAAAATTATCAATAAAGAATTATCAATAAAGACTCTGTGGGACGTGCAGGGCAAGCCGGGAAGGCAATGGAACCATGTGCGCAGCCCTCTTGTTCAAGAGTTAACAAAAATTATTCTATTAAATGGATTTTCGGAAGATGTTCAAAAAGACTTAGAAGCACTCAGCTATGCTGCAATACCTGCATTTAAACAAAATGCCACCAACTTTTTGCCTTGTGAATATAGAAAAAAAAGAAACGAATGGGAGCAAGAGCAGTATAGAGAGAAGTATACATGGGCTCGTGAGCAATACCGAAAAGGAATGAGCGAAGAAGACATGTATGCCAATCAGCCAAGTCATAATGTATCTGGACAAGCCCTGGAGATGGAGATGGGCGAAAAATGGCTCACAAGGCATAAGCTTCAAGGATATTATGGTAAGGCTGCTAAATTAGATATCGGTAAAGATACAAGGTTTGGAAGAGCGGCAAACCCAGAGCATAGCACAAGCCTTATAACCGACCCAATGGTTCGCACATATGCCAAAAAAACATACTTTCGAACAATTGGCGATGTAAGAAAATACATAAGAAGTGTTGTATTAAAGTCCAATAGGATAATTAAAAAGCCGATAACTCATGAGACCCCCATTATGGGAGAGCCTTGCGCGCATACCATAGAGGCCATCGTAACCGATGGAGCGTCGGAAATTGAGCAGCTGGAAAGAGATCGAGTCGAGGCCATTAAGCTTTTGGATGAGTCTCGACCGTATAATGAAAGAGTGTCTGCATCTTCCGAAGAAAGAGCCAAACTGAAGTTGGATAAGATGAAAGAGATTTTTTCCAAGAATAATATTTACGGACTATGTTCCGATGGCAATCTTTATTTGCGTTCTCTTCACAAAAGAAATTCGGATATCTTTGATACAGAAAGAGGCGTGGAAGATTTTGCTTTTAACTTTTTCAAGCTTATGTTAAGTGTAAACTCCAAGCTTGGAAATGCTTTGCTTTTGTATTCTGAAACAGAAACAAGTATGCTTATGTCAAAATTTTATGGATGGAGAAGAATGGATATTGCCGAAGAAGATCCCCAGCATGTAAGCTCTTATGTAAAAAAGGGAGAAAAGCAAAAGGTATGGAACAGATCAATTAATGGCGTTAAGATTGTGATGAATAAAGTGTTAAAATTTTATGAAGGCAAAAGAAATGAATTAAATAGAATTTCAAAAAATAATAAAGAAGAATATTTAAAAGAAGTAAAAAGTATTCCGTTTTTTAATTTCTTATTGGATGAAGAGGATTTGGAAAGGCTTTATTCTGGCGAATGTGATCAGGTTCGACGGATGGAAAGGTTTGATATCTTTATAAAAGAAGCGCCTCCGGCTGCCGAGGAGCCGCAAGAGGCCGTGCCCGACCTTAAGAGCCTTGAGCCTGAAGGGTTTGAGCATGAGCCTGTCGAACCGCTGGGTTTGGAACAAGAAGATGAAGAGGACGAAGAAGAGGCGGGCTTGGACGAAAATATTGCTTCGGACTTTTCGAGATGGCTGGAGCTTCGAAAGTTTGCTTTAGAATCAAAACAATTATAATAATCAAGGAGAAAATAAATGCTTAATAAATTAATAAAAGTTGCAAATACTCTGGATGAGAAAGGGCATCTAAAGCTCGCGGACAGATTGGATGCTGTGATCTTAAAGTTTGCCGAAGAAATGGGAGACTCAACCTTTGAAAAGGTTGGAGATGTGACGCTTGTAAATCGAACCGATGGCAAGGTTGTATTGGTTGGAAAAGAAGTTCTTGATCATATCGGAACGCACCAAGAGCTTGGCATTGGATCTATCTTCTCCGGAAACATAAGTCCTCAACAAATTCTTGATTTCTTGTCCACGGCTGATTTAAAATCTGGCGGCAGTCCATTTTATTCCGCAAAGTTTCCAGGAGGCGGATACGAGCTTGTTAAACCTTATGAACATGCTATGGAGTTGCCCGATGCCGAAAGGCAAGATGGCCCTCCTCATAAGCGAGAGTTTAGCCAAGAGGCGGGTGATTGGGTGGACATTCCCGTGGCCAAGGTTGCAACGTCGGCAAGTATTGAAGATTTTTCAACGGATGAGACAACGGTAATTGTTCCTAACTATGACCCCAAGTATGCTGATGAAGCAACGAAAGCTTTGGTCGAAGAGCGTCTTGCGGATGTGCGCGATGATGGCGATCTATATGCTCTTGCTTCGGCCTTTCCCGGTGGTATGACCATAGAGGGGCAGGAGGTGCCCAAGTCGTCTCAATGGGGCGGCACGGAGAGTCCTGTGTGGGCCGTGATTCTTCCAAATCAGGGAGCTTCAAGCGCCGAAGAAGAAGCGGAAGAACCGGAAGAAGAGATACCTACTAATTTTTAAAAACAAAGTGGGATTATTATAGAGAATCAAATGATTAATGAACTTATAAAATTGGCGGACTTTTTGGATAGCAGAGGCTTGTGCAAAGAGGCTGATTATTTGGATGACATGCTTAAAAAGCACGCCGGCATGTCAGATGAGCAACAGAGTTTTCTTGAATTAATAGAATATTTCGTTGGTGAAAATGTTATTCCTAAGCTTAAAAGGAATATAATAAAAGGCCATATTGTACCTGAGGGTGCAGGTGGAAACATATCTTACAAAGAAAAAGACTTGGGAGCATCCTTAATTACTCTTCAAGAAACAAAAGCTGCTTTTAATAGCGCAAAAGATGATTATAATCCACCGCTGACAGATGATGACATAGGGTATTGGCTGTCTGATGCCGGGAGGCTTCATGGCGGTGCAGAGGTTGAGCCATTTATTGCAAATCTTAGAACCAGCTTCGGATTATTGGCCGCAGCAAACACTGACTCGGCAGGAGGGGTCGCAAATGCTTAATGAACTTATAAAACTAGCAAATGAATTGGACAAGAAAGGCTTGAGAAAAGAAGCTGACTATCTTGATTCATTATTGAGAAAGACAGCGGGGGCCAGGGTGAGCTTCCCCGTAGAAAAAAAGCATCCAAACCCAAAGGTTGTGGACCTGGGGAATGCCAAACTTGATTCTCCCATGTCTATCTTTAATGTTTTTGGCTCCGTTTTCAAAAACGCTCGGCCATTGGGCGCAGCACACTTTGGGGTAGATGAGGACAAAATAAAAGTAGAGCTTCCGCAAGCTTTGTATGATGTAAAATATAAGGGAAGAGCATCGCCTTTGGAGTCAACAATAATGTTTACAGATACACAAGGAAATTCCAAACCATGGTCTGACCCAATGTGGGATAGGATTGTCGGAAAATCATCTAAGAAATACAGAGGAGCGGACGGTCGGTGGCTCGATGGACTGCCTTATTTTGCCTCCCAGGAAGGTCTAATTGTGTCAGTTTCTGGAGTTAAGGCAAAGGTGTGGCCCAAGGAAGAGACTGGTCATCCATCGTGGACTGATCCAAACTGGGGGCCTGAGCAGAATGATTAACGAATTAATAAAGCTAGCAACACATTTGGATAGGAAGGGGCTTCATAGAGAGGCCAATTATATTGATGCTGTGATTAAGAAAACGGCTAGGACATTGGTTGATGATATTACCACAAGTGATCAATGCCCAGGAGAGGATCCGTGTCCAAAAGCAAAGAGGATTGGCACTTTGATGTCAACTCCTTATGCAAAGCCTCCCAATTACAAGTTTACTTCGTCTGATGGAAGCTATGAAAATTTTGAAGGTCCAAAGAATCTTATTGGCACCGACACCACAGCTCGCGGGGGCGGTGATTACTCAAATCTTAAGATTATTAAATATAGATAAGGTGAACTAATGATTAAACAACTTATAAAACTAGCAAATGAATTGGACAAGAAAGGCTTGAGAAAAGAAGCTGACTATCTTGATTCATTATTGGGAAAGACAGCGGGAAGAGACGAGGGGATGGAGCATGAAGAACACGCTAAGTCTTTGGAAGCTCCCGGAGCAGAGGCTGGCGAAGAAATGCATAACTTCTATGCCCGAGAGAACGCAAAGATGGCCGATGCTCGAAAAGTGGCGGGATGGATTGTCGGCGGAACTCCCGTATTTGGCCAAGACGCAGAAACGGACATTGACGAACTAACGGACATGTTAAGTGCCGATGAACATACGGCGACGGTCAAAGCTGTTTTAGATTTCTTCTCTGGAAAAAAAGAACTAGTGTTGGAGAAAGGCTCTCCTCCTGATGCAGGTGCAGAAAAAGAAGCAGAATATGATGACCTTGACCCCTATAAGGCACAAGGAGACCTCAAGCAACAAGAGGCTGAGGCTAGAGCCCGAGAGGCCATGGCGCAAACTGGGGCGACGATAAAAGAGCTTGAGAGAACAATAGGTGGGTCAAAGAGAGAGCGATCAACACACCAGACTGTTGACTTAGGGGATCTCTTGGAGAGCTAATGTTAAGCAGGCTGATAAAGTTGGCTGATTTTTTAGATAATAAAAATTTGATTATCGAAGCTAATTGTTTAGATGAAATAATTAAAAAATATTCTGAAAAAATGAGTCTACCAGCAGCCGGAGCTTACTCTGGCAACTGGGAAGATACAGAGGTTTCCTTTAGTGGTTCTGATTTGAATGTCACTCAGGAAGCCCAAGGTTTCGCGCTAATAATGGATAAGCTATCAGAGTTGTTGGGATTTTCAGAACCTATAGTAACAAGTGGGTTAAGACCTCCCCTTAGACAGGTCCAGGCCATGCTTGGGCTGTGGAAAAAGAATGGAGGACCAGACGGTGTTGCGAATGGTCTTTTGGGAACTGAAAATACAGGAAGCAAATATATAGCAAATCTTTACTCCAACTGTGCAAGCTGTCATGCTAGTGCTGGATCTATCGCACAAGACTTGATTTCTGTATGGGAAGAATATGCGCAACCTCCGGAGCATCGCTATGCTATCAAACCAGAGGGGATGGAGATTTCTGCAAAGATAATAGAAGATGCAGGCGGTATATCTTCTCATCAGGATGGGGAAGCTATAGACTATGGCATTGTAAGCAATAGTGATGAAGAAATATCTAGAATGCTACAATATATTATAAAGAATAATTTGGTCAGATTAGATCCAATTGACGAAAGGAGAATGGAGCTGTCCGAGGAAGAAAGGGCTAAGGCAGGGCCTCATTGGCATATCACCGTATTGGGAGTTACCTCTGCTGGGAAGGAGTTCTTATCGACACCCAACTCAGAGCTTAAAGCGCCAGATGAATTAAGTACTTTAAATGAGGCTTTGGGAGATAGGGAGAACCGACCTCTAACCACTGAGGAGATTGCAACGCTGTTTGAAGAGCATGAAGATTCTTCTTCTTCGTTTAAGCTTGATCCAGACAGGCTCATTCATATGACTAATTATAATCTAAACGAAGAAGAAGCCGCAATTGTGGATAAGTCCAAGCAATCGACTAATATTTCAGAAGAAGGTACATTGGTAGGCTAAAGATGATAAGTGAACTAATTAAACTTGCAGACTTCTTAGACAGCAACGGCTTGCAGGTCGAGGCTGATTATTTGGATGTTATAATTAAAAAGATATCTCATAGTCTTGAAAGAGATGAATCAGATTGCGAGCAAAGCCTTGGTGATGAGCTATATTATTTTAAAAATCTGTCTGAAATGCTTGAAGATACAGAGCAGGAAAATGAAACCCATGATTTGGTCGATACGTGAGCGGACCAAGAGTCTTCCCGGGGCGGGAAGAAAAAAAGAAAAAGATGGTAAATAATATCATAAAATGGTTGAAAAACCTATAAATAATGCAATTTTAACTACTTAAAATAGTTTAACACAAATTTGAACTCTTATTACTGTAAATGTAATTGGCAGGAGATTCAGGTGAAAAAAATTGCTGCAAAAGGTAATTATCAGCGACTAAAACAGCTTTGGGATAAAGCCGTTGATGTACAGCCCTGTCCTCTTGATGAAGAGTCGCAAGCTCGCCTGACAAGCACCGAAGAGAGGCTCAGGGGTCTTGAGATTGAATTGGTTTATATTATACGAGATCTACGCAATGCAATAGTTGCAATTGAAGAGCTTTACGCGTGGAGAGAATCGCTTCCAGATCTTGATGTGCTAAATAATATCTGGGGATCTTTTCATTCAAATTCTAAAGAAACTTTAAACTAATTAATAGTATAATATAAAATGGAATATCAAAATGCTTTATGCTGGTGTCATAATTGTTTTCAACGAAAAAGAGGAGATTCTCATTGTCAAGAGAAGTCCCGCAGTGGAGACCTTTGTGGGCTACTGGTGCTTTCCTGGCGGTGGCGCAGATGAGGGAGAGACGGCTAAAGAATGTGCTGTTCGAGAAACCTTTGAAGAAACATCCCTGAAGGTAAACCCTTTAACTTTAATGTATTTAGATACAATAATTAAAGATGAAGACAAAGAAATTCATTTCTTTACATCATTTGACTGGGAAGGAGAAGTCAAGATAGACTGGGAGAGTGATGACTATCAATGGGTTCATCCTACAAAGCTTCGAGAGTTACAATTTATACCAACGCCGGAATCTTTAATAAAGATATTGGAAATATGGTCTCAATATAGTAAAGACTAAAAAAGCAAGGCCGAAGCCTTGCTTTTAAAGTATCAAAATAACAATGATTATTATCGTTATTCTGACTTTCTCTTAAGCTTGGACAGAAGTCCTTTTAATAGATTCATATTCCAGTTGTATAATCCCACAACCTTATTGCGAACCCATCCTAAAGATCCTTTTACCCAATTCTTTGCTGTTCCCAATACATCCTGAAGAACTTCAACACATTGGTCCCACACTAAGTCAAGTATGTCCAAGACAAGCTTGAGCGGTGCGCTTAAAGCGCGAAGCAGTGGGTGTTTGTTTCGCCTTGCCATCAACCATGCTAGCAAAACTCCTGCTAGCAAGCCTTCAAGGCGAGGCATCTCTGTATGCAACAAGTGAAGTGTTTCCGCTGAAAAGCTAAGAAGTAACATCAACAAGCCCCATAGAGACATACCTAGTTCTACGGCAAGATTTAGTAAGTTTTGTAATAATTCTAACATATTACGGCTCCTTTGTATCGACAGTCTTCATGACCATCTTGTAAGTTTTTGAAAATATTAATATAACATCAAACTGTGTAAGGTTAGAAGAATATGCGAAAAAAAAGACTAAAAAAAAGAAAAGATAGTATAAAAACCCTTGATTTACATGGGATGGACTATGATCAAGCGGAGACTGCTGTAACTAATTTTGTTTTATTGGAAAACTTCCCCATTCAGATTATTACAGGCAACAGTGCTGGCATGAAAGATCTTGTTTTTGGCATCCTAAAGGAGCATGGCTTCTATTATTATTTTAAGGATTGGTACAATCTTGGATGCTTAATTATCATAGAAAGGCTGGAAGGAAATAGTGGCCTAAAGTGTTAAAGGAATTAATTAAAATAGCAAACGAACTGGACAGCAGAGGTCTTCTGAAAGAAGCGGATCTTTTGGATTCCCTTGTAAAGCTTTCGACAGAACTGGATAGTCCAGAAGGCTTTGGCGAATTAGTTGACCTTGATGAATATAGAGAAAAGAAGAAAGATCGATCAGAAAGGCGTAGAACTCCAGAGGAATACAGAAGTTATCTTGCAGAAAATTGGCCAGAAATACAAAAGGCTATAGACGAGTTAGACAAAGAGCCGCCTGGAGATATGAACTTTCATATAGTCGTTTTAGATGATGAGGAAACATATTCTGGCGAAGCATCCGTGGTAAAGGTTAGTCCAGAACAGATGGAAGAAATAGAGGAAGGCCGAAAGGTTTACGATGTTGTTCCTCCTGATCATCAAAAGCCCAGCGCAAGATGGCAGGATATATGGAGCCTTATAAACCCCGAAGATGTTTAATCTTAAATGAATTTTAAATTATCTATATTCTTTTTTGTAATGATTAGTTATTGTGAACCGCCCCGCGAACCGGAATGCAAAATACTTCTTCCAAGGATAGAGCAAAGCTATGAAAATATTTCTCTGGGAAAGAAAGGTTTGACCACAAATCAGCATATGAAATTACTAATTAGGGCAGATGAAATAGGATGCTTTGATTGATTCGTTTCACTATATAAATTATATGTTTTTTAAAAATCTCTTATTCGTTTCAATAAGCATCTTTTTTCATCACTAATTTTTTATTGAAAATCATTGGTTTTTATTACACATCTTTTTATATAAAAATGGAATTTCAGAGAACAGACCCTCTTTATACATCTATTTGCCTTTGATTATCAAAGATAAACTCGCCCATAATTTCTATGTGGTGGTAAATAGTGGAGCAAAGTGGGTTGAAGTGGTAATAAAGTGGATTAAAGGTGAAGGTAAAGTCAAATGGACATGGTAATATTTGAGTTAACAACTAGGAGACAAAGGTCATGTTAAACAATGCTTCCTTGGAACAGCTTGTTAAAATTGCAAACGAATTAGATTCAAGAAGATTGATGAAAGAATCTGATGAGATAGATGCATTGATAAAAATGGCAGAACCGATAACTGCAACCATTTTTGGAGTGTCATACCTGACGGCAGCTATCATCGCAGCCGTAGCAGGAACCACTGCCGCTGTTGGCGTCAGCAAAGCAAGCGAAGATGCTATGTCTGTTTTTGAGACAATGGGAGTAACAGACCTAACGGCCACCCCTGCCGGAGATCTTTGGGAATCTTTCAGAACAACTTTGACTCAGGCTGACCTTATAGACGGCCCTGGTTCTTTTCCGGCCGGGAAGGCGAGAGGCGGAACCTTTGTTCGAGAAATCTTTGATGTAAGAATGAAAAAGATGATGAAAGGAGATTTTGAAAATATTAAAATAGATGAAAAATATTTTCAAGATAACATCTATGATTACTGGGGAGCCAATGCGGCGACCAGAATGTTGACCGGTCTGGACAATGAAAATGGATGGGTTGATGCTTGGAATGTCCTAGTTGATATTTTCGAAGAACAATACAAAGCAGCAGAAAAAATTAAAGATTTAATGGAGAGAGAGAGCTTAACCGAAGAGCAGGCCGTAAGGGCTTCTCAGCTTATGGCGGAAAAAGAAATGTCAGAAAAAGATGCTGTTGCAGCCGTGATGGCCGCCGGAGGTGCAGCTGCGGTTGCAGCCCCAGAGGGAGCCGCCCCAGAAGGAGCAGCCCCTCCGCCTATTCCGGAGACAGCCACAATGCATTATCATGGCCCAAGCGGTCAGGCCAAATTATCCGTAGAGGAAATAGCGGCTAAGGTTTCAGAAGATATTAATGCCAGGCATTTAGTCTGGACAACAGGCTGGCCTGGCTGGAAGAAGTGGGATGAGATTCCAAGTTTGGCAGCAATGGTCCAAGATGCTCCGCCTCCGCCTCCGGTTCCTTCTGCAGTTCCTATGGGTCAACCTTCTCCGATTTCTACTCAAGATGTTAACGAACTTTTCGGAACCGGAAGACCTCAAGAGCCTCAATACTCAAGTATGGAGGAGGCAATAGCCGCAAGGACCGATGAGGATGAAGATTTGGGCGAAGCCTTGAAAGAGTATGAGGGCGATATGTTTTGGGCAAGCGCCCAATAAGGGAAGAGAATAATGATAAATGAATTAATAAAACTGGCAACACACTTGGATAAGAAGGGCCTTCACAAAGAAGCTAATTATATTGATGCTGTGATTAAAAAGAATGCGGAAGCACCCATTAAAAATGTGCGTATTAAAAATGTATGGAATACAGTTGTTGTTGGAACATTTCAATATGGTCGAACACCGCAAGCCTTTGTGCCAAATGATACGGGAAAGAATCTTAAAGAAAAGCAGGCAGAGCTTGGTATTATTTGGAGAGGGGAAAACTTAATAGGTCAAGACACGATACCGGATTACACGGAGATTATAAAATGATTAACGAATTAATAAAGCTAGCAACACATTTAGATAATAAAGGTTTTCACAAAGAAGCTGATTATATTGATGCAGTTATAAAGAAAGCTCTCCCAAGAGATATCTGGGGAAGAAGATATCGAGATCCCTGGTATGACGATGATCGCGGAGGCATGGATGAAGGATATCATTATCGCGATTGTCCCACATGCGGATGCAAAACGGAACACGAAAGTACGCCAACGGGAAACCTCTGTATACCATGCGATGATAAGGCCATAGCAAAATCGACAAGGAAAAAGAAAGATGATTAACGAATTAATAAAACTAGCAACACATTTGGATAAGAAAGGCCTTCACAAAGAAGCTGATTATTTGGATGCCGTGGTTAAGAAGGCTCAACAGAGACAGGTCTCCAAAAGCCGAAAAGCGTATGCAACGTCGTGAGCAGCGCGAAGGACCCACCAGAGTTGTTGCAAAGCTTAAAGAAATTCTTGCTGGAGCAAAACTGGATATTCCTGTTACAATGGAAAGAGTTCGACCAGGACTTTTCAAGATAACTTTGAAGCCAACCTCAGAAGAGCAGGCTAAAGCTTTACTTGCAGCTAAAGCGAGTCCTGTACAGCCTGTTTGGCAGGCCATTAATGATTGGACAAGAGAATCACAAGCTGGATGGAAATATAATGATAAAAAAGGCAATGCAATTTCTAATGTTTTGGGTGGCAGGGAAATACAAGAGGCTTTAAGCTTTGGTTATAACTTCTTTTATAATAAGCAAATTATATAATAATAAAAAGCGGATTGTTTTTGATTAGAGTATGAGAGAACAGTAAGTTCCCAATAACAATAACCCTATAAGTAATTTAAATAATCCCCTAAGAACATAAACTATATAATCTACCTTATATAGTCCTTATACAAGAACCAGCAAACCGCTGGTTTTTTCTTTTATAGGGTATAGAAAACAAAATAAAATATACCCTGAGCAGGAAATGCGTCGTAGGCGGTGGCACGCGCCGTGCCAACATGCGCTGGCAAATGTCAAAAATATATAAGCATATAAGTTGGCATGCTTTGTGCATATAGCAAGACGCGTGCCAACCTTTCGTTTTGTTTGGGCAATAGTTTTTCATTTCTGTTTGAGCATCACTTACCTATGTGTAGGAGGTCACTATGACTAAGAAGAACGACAGAAACGGACTTGAGATTGAGGGCGGCTGCCGCCTCGCGGAAGCGGGCGGAATGGGTGCCGGAGTGGGCGACGGGTACAAGCACGTCGCATATTGGATGGAAGCGGCTGGTGTCGCGGTCCCTCCGTGCCGGGATGGTGTCGCGCAGAATGGCGACCTGGACCGATTGGGCCGCCCCTTGCAGCGTGGCCGGGGTCTGGGCCTCTTTGATGACGTGTGGCCCGTGGTTCACCCGTCGCTCGCGGGCCACCCCTACCCGGCGATTGTCGAAATGGTCCCGGTCAACTTCAAGGGAAGCACCGGCGACCCCTACGGGAATCGCGACCTGACCAGCGGCGTCTGGGATGCTGAGGCCGACTGTGCCAAGGCCGGAACCCCGCTGGCCGCCTTCCTTGCCGCCGTCGATGCTGGTGTCCCGGTTTACGTCTGCCTCCTGACCGAGATTGACGGGGTGCTGATGATGCGCCGCGCCGATGCCAGCAAGGTCTGGGCCGAGGGTCAGGACCTGACCACCCCGAAAGGCAAGCCCGTGTGCTGGCTCCGTCCCTTCGGCTCCGGTGCCTACGCTGGCCG